GCCTGTTTTGTCCGCCGCTTCGCGCTGCCGTTTTGCTGCTGGTCTGCTCATGACTTTGTAAACGGATGGCGGCGTCCGTGTGGCTTTGATAAAAAAAAAGGCGCGCAGCCGCCTTACGGCAAACTGCGCGCCAAATTTTGTGCGGCCGTCCGCGCTTACTTCCTGCCCAAGACGCCAGCGCCACCGGGGTGACTGCCAGCGCCGCCTTTTGGCCTTGCTTCGCCCGGCGCAGGGAAATATCCCCAGCCATACTCAGGCGAGTAGCCCCATCCACCTTCGGGCGGCGGCGGCTTTGTGCCTTCCGTTGGCGGCTGCGGAAACGGATCTGGCGGCTTCGGAATGTAGATTGGATGCTCTGCGCTTGGCGGATAACCACCGGGCGCTCCCGGATGACCGCCGCCCGGCGGCCACGAGCCGGGTGGCAAGGCGATTGGGAATGCCGGATGCACTGGCGCGCCGGGAATAATGGGCCCGCCGCCAATGCCCAAGTCGCTCAAGTTGAGCTGCCCTTGGATGATTACAGGCTGCGATTTGATGCCGTCTTCAGCGCCTGCGCCTACGCCAGCAATCGTGCCGATGATTGTTACGTTAACTGCACTCATGGATGGATGTTCCTTTCGTTTGTTGTTTGTTTGTTGTTCCTGCACTGCATTGTGGCTCACGCTTTACGCCACGCTGCGCGCTGCCGTCAAGTAAGTAGTTCTGCGTCAAACTCGACACGGACTTTGCCTAACAAGCGCTCAACAGCTTGCACGATCTCCGCCTGCTGGCTGTTGTCCGGCATGCCGTAGCAGTCGGCGAACACGTAGCCGTCCACATAGATCTCGCCGCCAAAGAACCAAATCATCCGCTTGCCGTTGTGCATGGCTGGCGCGCCAACAGGCGGCGAGTCCAGTGCGCACAGGCGTTCCACTTCCGCCCACTGCGCGCGTTTTTCGGCGCTAATTGTTGACGGATCAAATCGCATCGACGTTTATGTAACGCGCGCGCTGCTCCAGTGTTCGCAACTGTGTGCGCAGCCGCCGTATTGTTGCGTGCTCTGTTTTCGGGTCAAGCCTGCCGATGAGCCAGTTTGTGCGCGCAATTTCCTTGCGTATTTGCTCCACACGCTTCAGCCGCGCGGCGCGCTTTTGCCGCTGCTGCTGCCACTTGTAAAGATGCCGCCGTGTGCGCATCTGCGGTCTGCGGTCATGGGAGTGAGGCAGGGCTGTTTAATGACAACAACTTGCCGCCGTTGGCGGCATTTGAATGTGCCCGGAGTTCTCTTCCGATACTATTTCCCTGCCTCACTTCCATCACCCGCCCTTCGCCGCTTGGCATGTAAATGCGCGGCGCGTTAAAGGCTTTGATGTGTTCTGCAAGCTCACTTGTGGGTGGCACTGGCAACAGCCTGCACAGTAATCGCGTGAGCGTTTTCATGGCAGCTTGCAGTAAGCCAACGCGATGACGATAGCACAGGCAAGCAACAGCGTGGCAAGCATGGCGCACAGGCGCTTCCAAAAGCGCAGCTTGGCGTGCAGCTCGCGGAAGCGCTCATGCCGTGCCTGCGTGCGTGTGTTGTAGCTCATGCGAACTCCGTTGCGTCAATGTCGTTGCCAGTGCGCTCGTCATACCACTCTTCCCAGTCGCTGCCGTCCCACTGGCGCAAGCCGCCTGCGTTGCAGTAATCTGGCTTGATGCGATTCTCGAATTGGAAGATGTCGTAGTTGGCAAGCACAGTTAAAAGCTTCTTCGCTTCCTGCGGCGTGGCGACGTCCACAGTAAACGGCTTGCCGGGCACTTGCGGAATCCACCACACTTGCAGTTGGCCTTTTGCTGGCGTGCTCATATTGTTTTTTGTTTCCTTTCGGTCGTTTGTTGGCAGCGCGCGCCCGCTCGTCCTCACGCGGGCGCGCGCCTGTTGTTGTTAGGCAGGCAGACTGCCGTAGCGTCCAAGCTGCATGGCCTTCGCGCCAAGCCTGCTGAGCGCGTCGTTGTAGGCTTCCGACAAATGATTGCTGGCATACTCGTGCCCAAACTCGTGCAGGATCAGGTCGTCGATTGCCAGCCTGTTGCCGTGCAAGTCGAACCAATTCTTCCCCAAGTTGCGCACGTTAAACTGCAGCCGCGCCGCGCCGTAGCATGCCGCCTCATTGCTTGCCTGCTCGCCAAACTCCACACGCACGTTGATGCCCATCAGCAGCTTGCCAAGCCGCTTTGTGTAGTCGGCCACGGCAACCATGTCAGGCGTTAACTCCGCAGGCTCAAAGCAAATAAAGCCGCCCGAGTGTGTCGGAAACAGCCTGCCAGCAGGCGTGATGGCTTCAGCGCCGCGCGCGTTCTCCCACGCCGCCTTGCTGAGCATGCTGCCATGCACAAGCGTGTAACCGTGCGCCACTGCCTTGTTGTTGGCTTCCGGATCGCTCATGTCGTAGCTGGCACGCAGTTCGCCAAAGCGCTTTTCCATGTAATCGCGCACAGCCTCTGGCTTTGCTTCGCCGCTTTCGATTGCCGTTTGCGCCCACTCGTGATTGACTTCTTCGCTGTCCAGCAGCGTGTGCGTTTCGTTAAACACTGCCGTGCGCATGGCGCGCAGGAACTTTGTGCTTACGTTTTCGCGGTCTAAAGTCAGCGGCACTTTTTGCTGCACGTCCACGTGGAAGGCGCAGTCGTGTTCAACAACCGGAATGCCCATCTCGTAGATCATGGCAGGCTCGCCATTGCTTAAGTTGTAGCAGCGCACTTTCGTTTTGCGCGTTGTGCGGCGCAGCACGCCTTCCGCATCCGCAATTTCCGTTGGCAGCGCGCACTCAATTTCGCGCTCCAGCCGCCACGCAAAGTCCGGCAACTGCACGCCGTTGAACGTTGTAACAATGCCAGCAGGCGCAATGAGCTTTTTGATCTCCTGCGCCACGTGCTCGCGTTGTTCGCCGTTCATTTTGATCAGCGCCTCAAACTGCGTGCCAAACTCGCGCCGCGCTTTTGTGCTGCTGCGGCCGTCCGCATCAAACACAACTGTGCCTTTGGTCGTTGTAATTAGCGCCCACTTGCACAGGCTGAGCACGAGCTTTTCGCCAATGTTAAATCGGCCACGCTGCTCGGCGTTAACTTTTTTCGCACTCTCCGCGAACATTGTGTAGGCGTGGCGCAAGTCGGCAAAGCCGTCAGGCGCGTTGTCCGTAACCGTCAGCATGCTGTAGCTGCGCGGATGTTCTTTGGAAGGCTGCAGGCTAACATCAACGCGCGTGACGCCTGCTTCGTCCCACGCATTTTGGATTAGTTCAAACACGGCGAACTCGATGCCGCGCCGCTCAAGCAGCTTGGCAAGTCCAGCTCGGTCGATGTCGAACCATTGTTTTTTTGCTGTTGTCATGCCTGAATATCGCACATGCGCAAAAGCGCACAAGTGTTTTTTTCTACTTTTCTTCAGCCTGCACGCGCTCAATTCTCACGTTGCAGTGTATGCCATAATCTGTCAGCAACACGCCAAGCCTTTCCGTAAGCTGCTCCTCTGGCACAAGCACAGTCACAACGCGCGTTGGCAGCGTAATTATGACGCGCATCTTCATGGCTTGAGGCGATACTCCCAAACTGCCGCCGCCGCAACGTCCATCGGGCCCGGCGCGCGGCGGCGCTTTTCAACTGTGTGACTGCCGAACGGCGCTTTGCGCAAATTGCGCAGCGGCGTGCTTACACTTGCCAGCGGGATGCCCGTTGCCGCCGCAATGTCAGCCAGCGTGCGCCACTCGTGGTCAGCCATGCACTCGAACACAAGTTTGTGCTGCCCTGTTAGGCGCACGCCTGCGCTGGCTGGCACAGGCGCGCCCCAAGGGAAGTGGAACTGTTCAGGCTGCGCACTCATTCGTCCACGTCCACGATGGAAACCACAAGCGTTGCCTTGCATCCGTCTGGGCACGTTTGTTGCAGCTCATGCTGTAGCTCCTCAAATTGCTCGCGCCACTGCTGCCGCTCCTGCGCTGTTAGCCTGCTCATTGGCATTGTAAACGTGAGCACTGCTTGGATGTGTTCACTCATGGCTTGTAATCTTCTGCCATTTGCTGCAGTTGGTCGCGCATGCGCTCTTCGCGCTCAACGGCTTCGTCCCATTCATCTTCGTCGCGGTTGCCTATAATGGCAGCGCGCACAATGGCGGCAAGTTGTGTTGGCTCTATGGCATCCAGCTCCCAGCTTGATTCGCCAAAGCGCTCAACGTAGGCGGCAAAGCGCGAGTCCGTTGCCTTTGCCGGGTTTTCAGGCGGCTGCAGCTCTTCCACTTGCGGCATGTTTAGCGCCACGCGCTGCACATCCACGTCGCCGTGCGAATACATTTCAAGCCGCTCCTGCACATCGCGCGTCATGTCAATGCCGCTCGGGTCGTGGTCGCCCAGATAAATAACAACAGGCTCTTTTCCGCGCCTGCGCGCCGCCTGCATTTCCTTGCCTACTCGATACATCGTGCTGTCGCTGCAGTAGCCTTTGTTCGCCAAAAACGGCACATCCAGTTCTTCACAAACCGGAATGAGCACGCCTTCCAATGCCTGCTTTTCGACCATCACGCGCACGTAACGCGACTGCGTAAGCCATTTGTCAATGGCAAACGACTGCGCCGCGCTTTGGAGAATTTCCTTTGGCGTGCGCCAATGTGAGTTGGCAACTGTTACGCGGCCACGATCCAAAATCATCTGCCAATCAATCATGCCAGCTTTGCGCGCATCGCTTATGAGGCTCGCCAGACTGTTGTAACTTTTGACCGTGTTAGGGATGATGTCGCGTGCGACGAATTGATAGTAAAGCTGCCGCACGCTCAAGTCGTAGCCAGCCGCCTCATACTCGCCGAGAATTTCGTTCGCCGTTGTTATTAGCGCTGCACTGGCGGCACTAAATTTTCTGTCGATGAAACTCTCTTTCACGCCAGCACCTCCTGCGCTGCCACTGGCTCGAGTATTTTGTAAATCTGCCTGCCGCCTGCGTCCATCCACTCCTTGGGCCCGCACCACGTTTGTTTAACCCAGCGCCGCGAGTTGCGTGCGTATGTGTAACGCTCGTGCCTGTAAGTGCGCCAGTGGCCGCGCCTGTTGCCGCTCATGCGCTTCAGCTCGGCAAGCTGCGCGATGTGATCGAGTTCCACGCACTCGCGCTCAGCCACGGCTTTCGAGTTTGCCGGATGGCCGTGTGTGATGAGCGTGTGCCGTGTGCGCGCACGCAGCCACTCAACCGATCGGCCGGGCTGGTTAGGTCGCACTTCGGCGATGTGATTGCTTGGCTGTGAGCAGTCCAGCAGGAAGCTGGCAAGGCTGGCAATGGCGCTGCCTGCCATTGTTGACACACAGTCGCGCGGCATTGTAACTGGCAGCTCCCAGCCGCCATGCTGCGGCACGTAAAGTGAGGCATCGGTGCGATGGCCGTCCTGCATGTGATAAGTCCACACGTGCATCATGATTGCGTATTTGTTCTTCTCGCGCGGATTGCGCCACCAGATGAGCAAAGCCACTGTGCCGTCGTTGCGTTTGTTTGCTACAAAGTGCGAGACGTAATCTTTTGACGGCGTGCCGTCCACGCGCTCGTTGTCTGGCACATCGCGCTCGACCATTGCCAGCCTGAACGTTGGAAAAGGCCACTGCAACTGCTCAACGTCCTCAAGCGATGTCGGCTCGTGCAACAGCGATTGTTCCTTGTCCCAACTCGTTTCGTAATCAAACAGCGGCGCTGCCTGCCAGCCTGCAAACTGCTCGGCGATTTTGCGCGGATGCTTGCCAATAGCCGCCGCAAATTTGTCGTTGAATGTGATCGGGTTCATGACAGGATGTAAACGCGCTGCATGTCCTTGTCGGCTTCGTCGCTGTATTCGGGATCGACCAGTGCCCAGCCGCTGTCGCTGTAAGCGCTTTCGCGCAGCTCGTGCTCGCCGATGTTGCCTTTAAGCCTATGCACTTGCTGCGTGTGGCAGTGATCTCCGTAGTCACTGGCAAATGCGATTTGGTCGTCGTCGGCCAAGTCCTCGAGTGCTTCGAGCAGCTCAGCCTTTGTGATTGATTTGAATGTTGTTGCCATAGTTTTTTTGCTCCTGCGTTGTTGTTTTTGTTTGTTAAGCCACATCGTTTCGCGCTGGCGTAACAGCAGCCGCCGCCCCTTGCGGGGCGACGCTGTCGTGATGCGCACAGCCGTTGACGTGGCTGCTGTTTTTGAAATATCCTGCACAAACGGGCCCGATGGCGCGTGCAACTGACTTGGCGGCTTTCAAGTGCCTGCCGCACACAATGCAACGCGCATACTTGGTCAAAAAGTCGCTGGCATCCGCCAAGTCCATGCGGTCTGCCTCAGTCAGCGCAAACACAATGCCGGGGCGATACACGGCTTCGAAGTCAACCTGCAAGCCGCTTTCCGTCATCCGCGCAGGCGACTCGACGATCTCTTTGGCGTAAACGCGCGTCTTGTCCCTGTTAGGCTTTACAACGTAAACTTTGCCGTCCTTTTTGAAGACGCCCATCGTGACGCTCGGCTGCTTGCGTGGCGCTGGCTGCTCGCCGAGCGCGTGATCTGCCGCCGTTTGATAATCTGCCGCGCTGTTGTATTGCGCAACGCGCGTGGCCGTGCAGTTAATGTGGCGGATGCCTTCGCTTGCCGCCCATGTGCATTGCGTGCCTGACGGGATTACTCCCCCGCAGCGCACGCATTTGCCTGTGAATTTTGCAGTGATCTGCTTCCGTGCTGTTGTTGTCATGCGTGGAATATCGCACAAGTGTAAAAGTGTGCAAGCCAAAAAAGCGAAGTTTTTTCAACTTTTTTTGGCGGCGCAATCACGCCTGCCAATAGCTTGCCATCGGACGCCTGCCAGTAATCCAAAGCACATCCTCAGCGCCGCAGTAGCAGGCGGCTTTGGCGGCATAGAACGGATCGAGCAGCGTGCCGTCGGCCAACGTTACGCCGCACACGGCGCGCTGATACGGCATGGTCTGCGCGCGCCAGCTTATACGTGCGCCATCCACGGCGTCGTCGCCAAAGTGCTTGGCAACTAACTTGAGCACCTGTGGCCGCGTGCCGACGCTGTCATGCGTGCTCACCAAATGCACTTCGATGTGCTGCATCTTCCACTGCCACAAGCCGCCAACGATGCCTGCGGCCGTCAAGCCGCTGCCGTTTGGCACAACAATGCGCCGCGCCTGTGCTGGCACGTTGGCAACCTGCTCCGCTGTGTCCAGTGCCGCCACGCGCGTGCTCCACGGGACACTTGTTAGGCCAAGCGCATCGATGTGCTGCTTAATGCGCGCACGGAAGACGCTCGGATAGCCGGGCACGGTCTCGATGATGTGTGCGCCCTGATCGGCGCACCACTGCGTGCATGGATGCCGCTGCTTGCGGCGCGGCACTGCAATGTAAGCCGGGCGCTGCATAACAACGCCAAGCGCCGCCACGTAAATCTGCATCGCACTTGCCGCACTGCAGCCAACAGCAAACACAGCATCCGCAGGCGCTTCGGCGATCATCGCCAGATACTGCCGCACTTTTGCGCCGCTTGGCATCTCCTCGCCGTGGAAGCACGCCAAGTCTTCGCGCTTGGCGTAAAACTCAAAGTGCTGCACAGGCGTTAAGCCGTCTTCAAACATGGTCAGTCCGCTGGCAATCCAAGCTGGCGGCACTTTGCATTCCAAGCCTCATCTGTCGGCGCGGAAATAAAGCCCAAGCCGTGCATGTAACGCAGTTGCAAATCACGCGCTCCACGGCACAGGCGCGGCGGCTTGCCTGTGCGCTTGTTGATGGCGTTGTTGCTGCCAGTGCTGTGACAAATGCGCGACGACTGCGACAGTGCGCTTTGTTCAAGGTCGGCGCGCAGGTAGGCGTAAGGCGAGCCGTCGCGAAACGGACACGTGGCGCACATCGTTTTGCACGTAGGCGTGGCGCTCATTGCTTGCCCACCTTGCGTCCGGTCAGCCTGTAGCACTGCGTCGGAAAGCCTTTGCCAACTGGCTCGATGAGCTTGCGATGGCGCAGCGCTGTAACAGTGTTGCCGTGGACAGTTATCGTTGCGCCGCCGCAACCAATGCCGCCTTTTTGCAGCCACGCGCGCGAGCGCCCAAAGGCAGTGCTTTCGCCAAGCTGCCAGCCGCTGCGCATTTTGAGGATTACGTCGTATCTGCTGATGAATTTGCTCATCACGCGGCACCGCCTTCCACAATGGCTGCTTGCCGGATTGTTTGCGTTGGCATGGCAAAGATGCGGCCGTCCGGACGCTTCAAAAGTGCGTGCGGCAGCAGCTTGCCGTTCATGTAGGGCCCGCAGCCGCGCGCCACTTGCCGCCGTAACTCAACAACTTCGCACAGCACGCCTTTTTTGCCGCCGACTTGGACGTGCATGCCAGCCTTCAGCTCTTTGTGCAGCACGATTGGCATGAGCGCCTGTCCAAAGCGCGACTCGATCAGCTTTTCCAGCATGACGGCGTGCGCCAGTGCGTTGCGCTGCTCGGCTTGCGCCGTGTGGATGGCGATCTCGATCTGCCGCGCGGCCACTTCGTCACTGATCTCGGCGCGCGTGCAGTCGACGTCGTTGTATTGCGGCATCCCATATTTGCGCGTGCCTGTTGCCACACGCTTGAACCATTTCGGCTCAACTGTGCCAGCGGCAAGCTCTGCCGCCAGCAGCTCGGCGCGCGGCGCAACCGTCACGCGCAGTTGCGTGATGATGCTCTCCGTTAACGCCTTGTCGTATTCGAGCGGCAGAGCCTCAGCGCCTTGGCAAACGCCGTTGAAGAAGCCCCAGTCCACTGTGTAGCCGTGCTTCGCGATTGTGCCTTTGAAGTGAGCCTGCGCGCGTCCGCAAACTTGGCATGTTCCTCTGTGTGTCGCTTTCACTGTCGTCGTTGTCATGCCGGACGATAAAGCCTGCCAACAAGTGCGCAAGTGTTTTTTTACACTTTTTTCAGGCAGGAAAAAGGCGTGCCGCCCTCACGAGCGGCACGCAACTTCACTTTTGCCTTAACCTGTGGCGCAATAGTAAAGCACAGGCAGCTTAATTCAAGCCGCTGACTTCGATCAATCCGTCGCCTTCCGCGACGGCGGCAGCTTGCCTGCCAATGGCTAAACCCACCTGCGTGTCAAACAAGCCGTGCAAGCGCTGCGTGCGCGTTGACAGCTCGTTAAGGCTTAAGCCTTTCATCACTTCCGTGAAGCCGTTAAACAGCGACCACGCAGTGCGCGGCGCGAACTCTTCGTGCTTCGGATGCCGCCACTCCTGCAGCAACGGCGGCACTTGCGTTGCCGTGGCCGAGCGCGAGTCGATGGCGCGCACAATTAAATCGTGCGCCTGCATGTCGTTCAGCTCGAAGTTTTTGTAGGCTTCGATCCGTGTGTCTTGGTCATGCCAGCGGCTAACCAGTTGGCCGATTGAGCGCTGCACCAAGCCCGGCATGTCGCGCATAATGTGCACCGTGTGCTTGCGCGTCATCCGGATCTCGCCGCTGAAGCTCAAGTTGTCGCAAACGAACACGCTTGCGCCTACAACTAAGCCAGCGGGGAAGCTTTTGTCGTGCGAGTTGCGCAGGCCAAGCACCCATGCGTAATCGTCGGAGTTGTGTCCGTTGGCGATCTGCATCAGCCCAAAGTAGCGGTTGCCGCCGCGTGTTAGGCTGTGCGTCTGCCTTACGATTGTGAGGCCATCTGATTTGAGCGTGTCTTCCACACGCTCAATCAGCGCTGTGTGAGGAATTGGCGTCCATGTATCCGTCGCGGCTGGCGTTGGGACGATCTCAACGGCGGCTCGTTCGACTTTTGATGCACCGCAATGGAGCATCAGGTCTGTTGTTTTTGTCATGTGCGGAATTTGCCACATGCTATAAACGCACACAAGTGTTTTTTTACACTTTTTTTGCGCAGCCTACGGCGCAGGCTGATTCCACTCTGAGATCGGCTCAACGTGCTTGCGCGGCGTGGCCGCAGGCGGCGGCGCTTGTAAGCCTGCCAGCATGAGCAGGCAAAAAACGATGAACGCCAGCAGCAACAGCAAACAGCCGCAGCGCAAGCAGCCCATCAGCCTTTGATGTGCTCGAGCCTGTAGGCGTAACGCAGCGCCATGATCTCGAGCAGCGCGTTTATTTTCGCGTCGCCTTCTTCCGTGCCGCCTTCGATCAAAAGTTGCTCGAACGCCTGCATGTTGCCTTCGCGCACTTTGGCGGCGCACTCAGTCCACGCCTGCGCGATAGCTTCGCAATCCGTGGCCGTCGTTTCCTTGTGCTCGGCGAAAGTCCAAGTGCGTGCAGCGCTCATGTGCCAATGCGAACCTCAACGATTTGGATCTCTCCGTTCGAAATGAAAATCGGCTCAACGTTGTGGCGCGTAACAACGCGCACGCCGCACGCATCCGCGCCAGTAACTTGCCCGACAAATGTGCCTTTGTGCCAAATTTCCACGCAGGCTTCGTTCGGATTTGTGGCGTGCTGTGCAAAGCGCAGTTGCGTTGCCCTGCCGCGCTCCTCGTGTGTGTAAGGCGCGGCGATGTTAAAGTCGGAAATGTTGCCGCGCAGCAGTTGCAACTTTGCCAGCTCTTCCTGCAGGCGCTCGATGTCGCGCACGTCATCAAGGTAAAGTGTGACAATGGCTTTCATGGCTGCACTTCAACATCGCATTTGCGCGGCTTAAAAGCGTCGCCGTGCATTACTGGCACTTCTTCACCGCCTTCAAAACACAGCCAGACGGTGCCGTAAACAAACGACGGCGGGCCCACGAGCTTGACCTTGATAACACGCTTGAACGCGCCGCTTTGGAAGCGCAAACGGCAGTGCTTGTGCAGCCACCATCTTTCGTAACGCTCCTGAAAGTCGTCGATGTTCATGCCGCCAGTGCCACTGCTTTGATTGCTTTTGCGCCATCCTGATCTTCACCCGCAAGCAGTTTTTCGTAACAGCCCTGACAAGCAGGCAGCGTTTGCTTTTTGTTGCCGCGCTTAAAAGTGACGCGCCAAACTGCATCGCGCTCGCACTGATGCCAGCCGATTGTGCCGCCATGAACAAACGCTGGCGTGTGTATCCAGCCTTCGCAGCGCACTGGCTTTTTTTGCCTGTTCATCGTGAGCGTTTTGATTTGCGCTTGGCTTTAGCCCAGCGCCGTTTTGCCAGCCTTTTGCCAGCGCGTCTGTCGCGCCATCGTCCCACTGGATTACTCATGGCCGCACTCCAATAACGTTGTTTCGCTCGAACATCACGCCGTTGCGGTAGATGTCGATCTCGCGCCTGCCAATGATGAGGCGCTGTGTTGGCACGCCTTGCACTTGATAGGCTTGCTGGCGCTCGATGATGTAGTTGTGCTGTTGCTCGCGGCGCTGCGTGTGCCTGTCGTCAGCGTGCGCGCCTTGCGGCACGCACGCCATGACAACTGCGCACAATGCGCCCACCAAAAAGCTATTCGGCCACCTAGGGCACGGCGCATCATGGTCGTGCCGTTTGCCACAGTAGGGGCATTCGATTAAGACGCCGCTCATGGCTTGGGCCCGTAGCTATTCCACTCACTAACAGGAAACGCGAGCGCCTCAGCCAATGTCCATCCTGTCAGCCCGGCATAAGTGCCAACGTCGATGCGGATTTGCGCCGTGCCGTTTCCGCGCGCAAGCACTGTGACCACGCACTGCGACACACCTTGGATGCGGTGGTCGACGAGCATGCTGTGCAGGAGCACGTTCTCATCAGAACGGTCGGCGTTTTTGAATGCTTTCATCCACTGGGCGAGATCCTCAGTGTTTTTGGCAACGAATGCCTGCTCAACGTATGCCGTTTCGCGCTCGATTGGCTCGGCCACGAGCACGCTTGCTGTGCAAAACAACAGCAGCAGTGTTGTTGTGAATGTGCCTGCCTTTATGAGTCGCCTAACAACAGTCAGCGCATGGCTGGCAGTCATCGCGTGCATGCGGCAGCGCGCGCTCAGTTTTGCGCAGCGTTTGCTCAGCCGCGCGGCGTAGCGCGCCTTCTCGCGTTCGCGCCTGCACAAAAGTGACAGCGCGCCGCGCACACGCCTGATTTCCGTCGGCGTGGCACGTAGCAGCAATTTCAGGCTTGCTGGCGTGGCCTTAGTGTTTGTCTTTTTGGTCATATTGCTTGCGCCAGCGCCTTTGCGCGCTCTCTGGCTTGCGGGTTAACTTTGTCGCTGTCGGCGCACTTTAGCAGGCACTCGCGCACGTAAGGCGCTTTGAAAAAGCTGAGGGTATCGGCATCGGCAAAAGGATGGTCGCCTTTGCCAAAGTGGTTGAGCGCAAAGCAGCGCAGCCTGTTGTCCTGCGCGGCGTTGGCGCGCTGCTCGTCCGTGATTAGTTGCTTAAGTGTTTTCATTGTTGTTGTCATAGTTGCTACAATGGCACAAGTGTGAAAGGCGCGCAAGCGTTTTCTTTAGCCGCACATTCTCCGCCTGCGCACGTGTGTGCCGCCACGTTAAACGGCGCATGCGCAGCCACAGCCAAGCAAAGCGCAGCAGCGTTTTCACCAGCCCGCTTCCTTGCGCAGCCGCTGCTCGCGCATCCGTGTTGCCACATCCTCTGGCACTGGCTCGTGCAACTCCAGCGCCGCGCGCGGCACGCCAACAAAGCCGTTGAGGATTGGATGGCGTGTTGGCTTTAAGCGCGACAACACCCAGCCGCAGCCATGCACTTTTTCAGCCGTGCAGCGCGTGCCTTTTTTCCACGTGGCAACGCGCCCGCGCATTGTGCGCCGCAGCGTTGCGTAAAACAGCCTGCTCATTTGTTAGGCGCTTTGTCCTTCGTTAGCACAACGCCGCTTTGCACAAGGTTCACGCGCCCGCACTCGCACGTGTGCTGCAGTTTCTCATTCCAGTGCGCGCACACGTAAGAGCCGAGCGCATGCACCTTGCCGCAGGCGCATTTGAACTTCTGCGTCATGCCGCTCACGCTGCGCTGCGTAATTTTCGCCAGCCTGTAGCCTTTGCGCGCGATCATTTTGTTAGGCGCAGCGCCTGCGCCACGCGGACAACATCGGCGCGTGTGGCCGTCAGGTTAAACGGCGTGCGGCAAACGTAAATTGCCACGCCTTCCACGCCGATGATCGGAAGCGTGATCGCATCCAGCATTGGCGGCGTAATGTTTTCGAAGTCGTTGATGTGTGATTTGTCCAGTTGCATTTGTTAGGCTTAGTCGTTGAAGATTGTTATGGTCAGCCGCGCCGCTGGCGCATCCGCGCGTCCACTGTCGTTGTTAAGCGAGATGAACACTGTTGCCTGTAAGTCGCCGTCGGCATCGCGTTGCTCGCCGTTTTTTACAAATGTGCGGCGCTTGCCTGTTTGCTTGCACTCGATTGTGAAGCCTTCGTCAATGCTGTCCTGCCACACTTGGTGCAGGCGCAGTTCTGGCAAGTCGCTTGCCTCAGCGCAGCCGTTATTGCCGCGCCACGTAAACGCATGCGCAGCCGTTGGCACAAAGCCCTCTGAAAATTTGTGGCTCATGGCGTGGACAAAAGCACTTTTACACAAGTGCGCAACAAACTATTTGCCAAACTCAAATCACGCCTGCCTGCACCAACTCTTTGAAGCAATGTTCGTGGAAGCGCGCCACGTCGACTGCGCCGCCTGCGTGCTCGCGGAATAGCATGAGCGGCACTTCGTCTTCAGGCAACGTGAGCTTGCACTTTGAGCAAATATCGTCGCCAACAATCGCGATGTCCTCACTGCTAAACCAAACAAAGCCGTTCACGCCTCAGATTTAAGGATCTCACGCGCCAGCGGCGTCAAGCTGTAGCTGACACTCATTGCCGTAAGCTGCCCGCGTTTGTTGTGAAACGTGTCAAACGTGCGGCGGATTAAGCCACGTGTGCGCAGCCTGCCCATGTATTGCCCGGCGCGCAGCGACATGTGCCTGCGCGTGTCCGGAAACAACACGTCAGCAATGTAATTTGCGCCGCAGCCATCGTGTTCTTCCACGGCTTTGAGCACGCGCAGCATTGTTGGCGTTATTTTCACAGGCGCGTGCCCCTGCCAATGATTAAGCCGCAATCGTCGCACTTGAGTTTGTTGCCAAGATGCACGCGCATTGAGCCTTTGCAGCGCAGCGCCACGCACTCACACACAACGCCACGGTCGACCGCCAGCCGCGCAAACTTTTGCTGCTGCCTGTTCTCAGTGCCACTCCAACGCGCGCCCGTGCTAATGCGTTCTTCTTTCATTTGCCAGCAAGGAACACAATAGCCCACAGCAGCATTGCCACTCCGAAGAGGAATACTGGCACGCAAACCAAGCGTGTTATGTATGCATCTTCGTCCTTCATCGCGCACGCAGCCGCATTGCTGCCGCCGCTTTTTCCGCATCGCCTTTGCAATACACGAGCACAGTTTGGTGCGTTTTGCCGAGCTTGCGCGATGCCTCAAACGCCGCCGCCGCGCGCACTGGCAACGTGCCAACGCTTGTGACTAGGATGGCTTCGTTGTGCAGCGTAAAGCCTGCGCGCAAAAAGCACTGCGTTGTAACACCCGGCAGATTGCGATAAGCGCCTTGCTTGTCGCGGATGTCGCCAACAACAAAGCAGGCAAAACGATTATTCTTCAGCCGCACGCCAGCCTTGGCAATGATGTCGTCGTAAGCCTCACAAAAGTGTGACCACGTCATATTGCTCAGGTCTTCTGGCAGCTCGCTGTAAATTTCCAAGTCGTAATATGGCGGGCACGTGAAAATAAAGTCTGCGCCAAACGGCGCATCCGCACGCTGTGCCAGCTCGTTGCGCGCATCGCCGCACACCCACTCAGGCTGCGCCGCAGCCGTAGCACAAATCTTCACCGCCTGCTCTTTGTTGGCCTGCACTTGCTGCGCGCTTAAATCGCAGCCCCAATAACGCATGCCCATAACTGCGGCCACAATGCCGCGCACGCTGCCGCCACAAAACGGATCGATGACTTGCCCGCCAAACGGACAGAACCACCTGTAAGCCAGCTCGCACAGCACTGGATCGAAAATGCTTGTTGTGCACCAATCTTCCGCTTCGTCTTCCGTGCCTTTTTGCAAGTTGCGCGCACTTGCCATGCTCAACTGCATTGCGCCACGGCCAAGCTCGCTTTGGATGCCCATAGCCGCCCACTTTTGCTTGCGGCTTTGCCACTCGCCTTCGCGCGCATTTAACACGCTAAACGGCGGCATCAAAAAACGATCAGCCAAGGGCCCACGCGACGGCTCAGCCACTGGCTCGCCAAACAAATCGTGCTCGCGATGTGGATCGTCCGTCATGCAGGCTGTTGCGCTGGCGGCATCTGTGTGAAATTAGCGCCCATCAATGTGAGTAATTCTTTCGTCACGCCACACGAGCCGAACAGCCGCGTGGTTTGCCGTGGCATAAGTGGCAGCGGCTTGCCGCCAATAACAGTCACCGACCGCACGCGGCGCGCATTCGGATTTGTTGCCTTTGTGCCTTTGTGCTGCTCGCGTGTTACGACTTTGATGCTGCGCCGTGCTTTACGCGACGGCCAATTTTGGCATCTGGCTGAGTCGACGATTTGCGCTGCATCACCGCGCCGCAGCACAAAACTGAACGGCACCGGTTTTATGCCGCCATCGAACAGTCTAATCGCCGCCAGCACGTGAGCTGGCGTGAAGAAAATATATCTCTTGCCAGCTTCGATGTCAGTAAAGCGCATCGTCGCTTCATCTACCCTAACTCGGCCAATGCGCCAACCGATTTGCCTTGCTGCGTTTTTTATTGCTTCCGCAATCCAACACCTGCCCGAATGGGAACGGATAGCGCCTTCTATAAGCGCGTCTAGTGCCATTACGACAAGAGATGATGGACTGCTTTTGCGTTGTTGTTGTTGTTGTTGTTTTGGTGTCATATTTGTTGCGGCCACATCAGTTGCTTTGGCGCGTGTTACGCGGGCAATCTGGCGGGCATGGCTGTCCGTAAGGCGGACACTCAATCACGCGCCGTTGGCACGGCGCACTGCACACAGGCGGCGGCTGGCTTAAAAACTTGTCCTGCTCGCGTTTTAACTGGCGCTTCACCGCGCTGTGCGGTCGATCAAAATCAAACTTGCCGCGCTTGCGCTTAGATGTGCGCATAGATGTGCTCCCAGCAACGCAGCGGCTTGCGCGTGCTGGCGCGAAACGTGACGATTTTGTGGCCGCGCTGTATGTCAAACGGCGCAGTGAACTCGCACTCTGTGCGGCCATAATAGCCAACAAAACGCTCCAGCGCCTGCTGCACTTCCTCTTCGCCAAGCAACTGTGTGCCGTAGCATTTGAAGGACGTCGTGTCGATCAGCTCGCGGAAAAACTCGCAGCCCGGATTTTGCGCACGCAGCTCGCGCACTGTGACCTTGTAGGAATATTCAGTGGCAGCGCTCATGTAACCCTGTATCCGGAATCATCCGTTGCCGGAAAATGGTCGCCTGCCTTGCGTTTTGTGCCACGTGTAACATTCCGCAGCGTCCTGCTGTGCTCAAACAGCGCCTGCAGCCGCTCCTTGCTGTGGCCGACGGCCGCGCGCGCCTTGTCGATGTCGCGATACTCGCGCATCACTGCCTCAGCCGCGCTTTTGTCCTGCTTGGCGTCAAACGCGCCTGCAGCCGTAAGCATGCGCACAAGTGCGCGCTCCATTGCGCGCTCCGTGGCGATTAAATCTTCCAAAAGGTTTTTTGTGCTCGTTGTTGCCATGCGCGGATGAAAGCACTTTTACACAAAGGCACAAGCACTTTTTTTCGGAATAAAAAACGCAGCTTGGCTTTGACTCGTTCCTCTGCGTTCATCGGCAGTGTGTTGCGTGCGCCTGCAGGCACTCGCCCATTTCACTCCGTGATTGCTTCGGCAACCGTCCTGCCTTGCGGCAGGCAACCAAACTGCGTCTTTTACAAAACTGCAATGCAGGCTTGTGTCCGAGATCCGCTGCCATGCGGTAGCAATCCGCTTTGTTTTTATCGTGGTCTCACCACTTTGCACTTTGTTTCAGCCACTTCACTCAAACGGCACTGCATTGTTGCCAGCAGCTTTCGGGGCTTCCGTTTCGGCGCGGCTTTTAGCTGTTAACGCGGTTCGCGCGTCGCCTTTGCCAAACTGCTTTCAACACGTGGAAGATTACACGTTTACACTTTAGCACAACACTTTTTTTCATCTTTTTTTTGCCCCTTAAAAAACAGCGCTTTTTACACTCGTGCGCTTGTGCGTATTGTTGCACGCCATGAGACGCAAACAGCCCTGCGAGTTCTGCGGCTTGCCCGTTGCACCGGGCGGCGCGCACGACTCGCACATCTTCCACAAACACCGCGCAGCCGTGGCAGCGCGCTTTAGAGCCAATCCGATTGTCCAAATCGCACTGCTGCAGTTCGGCATTGCACCCAAACAACTCACTTGGCCGCACACATGAGGAACTTCCGCTTTCCATCATCCGGCAACGCCGAGCAAGACGACGCGCAACGCGAAGACATTATCCGCACTGAGGCACGGCTCGAAGATAACGTGTGTCCAAACGGCTGCGGCTTGCTCGTGTTCCTCAACGATCACACGCGCCAGTGCACCACGTGCGGCTTTGAGCAATGGTCTAACGTGCCACTGCGCACACACACGCCATGAACCCAGAACTGCAGGCGCAAAGCGATGTTCTGTGCAAAGCCATAAACGCCGCAGCCACAACTGCGCACCAAGATGCGCTGCTGCTGTGCGCCGTGCTTGGCGCTTTGCTTGTTGTGCTCATCTTTGTTGTGCTATTTAAGAAGCCATGACTGCACAGCAACAGCGCGAGCACGACGCAGCCGCAACGCTCATCGCGTTGATTGCTGCCACGTTCCACCAAGCCTATGCGTGCGCAGTAAGTGGCCTATCCCATGAGGCGATCTTAATCGATTACGACATACAGGCAGCAGCCGCTGGACAAGACGAAGCCATAAACGCCTGCGCACGCAGCGCCATTAAAGCTGCAGTGCGCTCCGTGGAGCGCGGCATCCCTTACAGCGTTGCCCTTAGCTATTTAATGCAGCGCTGCACCTACTTCATCCACAGCAACTTGCACAGTGAACAGCACACTTAACACCAAGCGTCTGTCTGGCGCATGCGAAGGCGCACAGCACCACCTGTGTCCAATGCCCCTCGTCGCTTGCGAATGCGCATGCCACCGCGAACGTCAAGCGCCCACGAGCCGCCGTGTTAAGTTTTATCAGCCCTGTCGCAAGCCTCGCGTGCGTAGACGCCCAAAAAGCGGTTAGATTGTGGCTGCAAAAAACAAGGCTGGCAGTTTAGATGCAGACGTTGTGACGCCGTATGAATTGGCTCAAATCCTGTCTCTTTCAGAGAAGGAAATTAACAACTTAGTCCGCATGTCTGTGCTCGTGCGGCGCACGGCGGTGATTAACAAGCGGCAGCGCACTGTTTATGATTGGCGCGAGAACGTGCAGCGCTACGTTGTGCACCTGCGCAAGCCGCGTGAAGAGGCGCGCGACAGTTACATGGACGAGAAGCAACTCACGCAGGCAATCGTTAGGCAACAAAAGGAATTGGAGCTGGCGATAGCACGCGGCGACATGATACGGCGCTCAAAAGTGCTGCTGACGATGACTGGCATGCTGAGCACGGTAAAGAATCACGTGCTTGCAATACCGAGCCGCTGCACGCGGCAGCTTGTAGGGCAGCGAGATCCAAACAAAGTGCGGCGCATTTTGGATGATGCATGCCGCGATTCGCTGCGTGAAACAAAGGACTTCGGAGTGCATTCTTTCGATGAAACGAGCAAAAACGGCACGCAAAGCAGCGCGGAAAACACTGGCGGCGACCGACTACGGCAGCGAGTTAGAGCGCGCCGAAGACGAACAAATTGAGCAGCTTGTTGTTGAGTGTTTGGCGGCGCTGCAGCCGCCTTCCAAAATAACACTCAGCCAGTGGGCGGACGCGTATCGCGTGCTGTCCAGCGAAAGCAGCGCGGAGCATGGCGCATGGGTAACAGCGAACGCGCCTTACGAAAAAGAGATCATGGACGCGATCTCGGATCCGAGCGTGCCGCGCGTTGTTGTGCAAAAGGCGGCGCAGCTTGGCATAACTGACGCGGCCATACTGAACACGATCGGCTACCACATAACGGAAGACCCGTGTCCGATTCTCGTTGTGCAGCCAACGGTGGAAATTGCAGAGGCGTTTTCCACTGACAGGCTTGCGCCAATGCTGCGTGATACGCCTGCGCTGCGCGGCAAGGTGGGCGATCCAAAGTCGCGCGACTCGCAAAACACGATGCGGCGCAAAGCGTTCCCCGGCGGTTACGTTGCAATGGGTGGCGCAAACAGTGCGCCGAGTTTGAGCGGCCGTCCTGTGCGCGTTGTGCTGCTGGACGATGTAGACCGTTATCCGCCAAGCGCAGGCACGGAAGGCAACCCGCTGCAGCTTGCCATTGCGCGCGCCAGCGCATTTTGGAACCGTAAGATCGTCATTGTCAGCAGCCCGGGCATTGCTGGCATAAGCCACGTCGAGCGCGAGATGGCGCTAACAACTTGCGAGTTCTGGTATTTGCCGTGTCCAGCGTGCGGCGTGGCGCAAATACTGGAGTGGGACAGGATCGACTTCGACACGCTTACGCACCGCTGCCTGTCGTGCGCCGAGCGTTTTGAGAAGTTTGAGTGGCTGGCAGGCGACGGCGAGTGGCGCGCGCACAGGCCAGTGGACGCGCGCGGCAACAAAGTGATGGCGCGCGGCTTTTACGTTGGCGGCTTGGTGAATCCGTGGGTGGAGTGGGACATTTTGCGCGACGAATTTGTGCGCGCCTGCCAAGCAAAAGAGGAAGGCGACATTGAGCTGCTTAAAGCATTCCGCAACACGCGGCTTGGGCTGCTGCATCAGGACGAAGGCAGCAAGATAAAGGTGGATTTGTATGAGCGGCGCGAGCTTTACGAGCACGAAGTGCCGGACGGCGTGCGCGTAATAACTGCAGGCGTGGATGTGCAGGAGCAGTCGTTGCACGCGGATGTGATTGGCTGGGGCAAAGGCAGAGAGAACTGGCACTTGGATTACATTACAATCCCCGGAGATCCGCGCACGATAGAGGCGTGGGATGCGCTGGACGAAGCCGTGTTCGACCGTGTGTTCCTAACAAGTGACGGCATGTTTATGCGCGTGCGGCGGATGTGCGTGGATAGCAACTACGCCAGCGACTACGTCTACGCCTACACAAAGCCGCGCCAGCCGCGCTGCATTGCAATCCGTGGCATGGGCGGACTGGGCAAAGCGCCGATTGCCGCGCTTACGCTGTCCAAAAGCAATCGCTGCCTGATTGCTTCGTTAGGCGTGGACACGCTGAAGGAAGAGATCATGAACAGGCTAAACGTTACAAAGCCCGGGCCCGGCTACTGCCACTTCCCGCGCAGTGACGTGTGGGATGAGCAGCTTAAAACTTTCGAGCCTGCGCGCGGCTACGACCTGAGCTATTTCGAAGGCTTGCGCGCGGAGCAGCGCGTGATGAAAAGCAAACACGGCTTCAAAACTTACGTGTGGGTGAAGCGTTTGAGCCAGCGCAACGAAAGTTGGGATGACTTTGTTTACTCACTGGCGGCGCTGCAGTTGCCGCACAGTGGCATAAGGCTGGACGTGATGGAGCGCGATGCGTTCATGCCGCCTGATAAAACGCAGCCAACAGCGCCTGCGCGCTTCGGTGTGCAGCGCGGCAGCGGCGTTGGCGTGGCGGCATCGCCTGTGCAACAGCAGCAGCCAAGCACAGGCAGCAAGGCAAAGTTCGGCGCTGTCAACCGTGCGCTGTCCTGAGCTGGCGATGCTGCGCCGCCCACTCGCACAGCACTTGTCGCGCGACGTCGTTACGGTGCGCGCCTTGCTCGCGTTCTATGTGCTGCAGCTCGGCGCTTACAAGGTCGTCCACCGTTAGGTTCAGGCGCTCAACGCCAATGCGCGGCCGTCCGATTGCGCCAAATTTGCTTGCGCCTTTGCGCATGTGCTCCGGATTGCAGCAACTGTTGTCGCGGCACGTGTGGCAGACGGTGCCATCGTTGAGCGCGCCGCGAAAGATCACAAAAGCCAGCACTGTTGGCGCGATGGTCTGGCTGTTGCCCAAATACACAGCGCCGCCGCCCTGCCAGTGCCAGCAGCCGCCGTTGTGCTTGGCGACGTTGCTCAAAAAACGCTCGCGCGCGTCTGCGCGCAAGGCCACTGCGCCTGCTTTAATGCGCTGCACAAAGTCTGGCGCGCGTGTTGCCGTGGCGCGGAAGTAAGCGTTCACGGACTGCAGTGTATTGGCTAAACGGCTGGGCGACAAGTGCCAAAATGTTTGATGCGCAAAAAAGGCAGAGGCATTGACGAGCAGCGCGGTGCGGCACAACACTGCGCGGAATGCCGGAAGCCGCCGTAGTCCAAGAAACGCCCGTTGTCAGTCCCGCCGTTGTTGTTGTTAAGCCAGCAGATGCAGTGGATGTCGGCGCTGGAGATCCGCCGCCGCCGTTCACAAGTTGGTGTGAGTGGGCGCGCGATGGCCTGCGCCAAGCGCTTGAGGGGATGAAGCAAAGCGGCGGCGGCGTAACAGAGTATCACGTCGGCTCGCGTGGCTTGAAGCGCGAAGGCTTAAAGTCGCAAATCGACAACGTGGCTTATTGGAACGCGATGGTGCAGCTTTACTGCGGCGTGTCAGGCTTGCCGCCATCCGTAACTGGCAGGGATACCGCCTGCCGCATTGTCCCGCGCGACCTATGACGGCCACTGTCCAACGCAGCAACGGCAGCAACGGCGCAAATCAAAAGCTGCCGCGCGGCACAATACTTGACGCCGACGGCCGCGTTACAAACGCGTGCACGTTTCTCGATCCGCAGGCGAGCGGATACGGGAATTATGGCGCAAACGTGCGCAAGAATTCACTGCTTGGCTGGCTGTTTCGTGGCGGCGATGCGGACACGGACATTGGCTTCAATGTGCAAGTGCTGCGCGAGCGCTCGCGCGATGCGTTCATGGGCATCCCGCTGGCAGCGGCTGCAGTGGAGACCTTCGACACAAATGTAATTGGCGAAGGCTTAACGCCTGCGCCTAACGTGGACGGTGCTGTGCTTGGCTTATCGCCAGATGCGACGGCCGAGTTGAACAAGGAGCTGGCTGACAAGTTTGGATGGTGGGCGGGCGATCCGCGCGAATGCGATTTCGAAATGCGCGACACGTTTTACGTTAAGCAGTCCACTGTGTTCCAAAGCATGTTGCTCAGCGGCGACTGCCCGGTGCTGTTTCCGTTAAAGCCGCGCGACAACACACTGTTCGATTTCCGCCTGCGCGTGCTTGAGGCAGACCGCATCATCAACCCGCCGCGCTACAATCCGACCTTCAACATTTACAGCGGCGTCGAGCTAACTGTAGACGGCGAGCTGGCGGCGTATCACATCGCCACGCGGCATCCGCTGGCAAACGCATTCGGCAGGATTGCGCCGCTGCCGTTGCTGCCGCTGCAAACTGTGCGCATCGAGCCCTATGGAAAGCAAACAGGCAGGCGCAACATGGTGCTGCTCATTAAGCCCGAGCGCCCAGAGCAACGCCGTGGCGTGCCGATTTTGTCCGTGTGCTTGGAGCTGTTAAAACAAGGCGGACGCTTTACGGACGCCACGGTAATTGCGGCCGTCATCCAGAGCTATTTCACGGCGTTTATTACGCAGGAGTTCCCCGACCCAAACATCTTCAACGACCTGTTGTCAGAGGAGCAAAAGCGCGAAGTGCTGGACTTCAATCCCTACAACGTGCAGCTCGGGCCCGGCGTTGTTAACTTTATGCGCCCCGGGCACGCAGTGAACTTCAGCACGCCTACGCAGCCGCACGCAAACTTTGGCGAGTTCACAATCGCCGTGGCGAAGTTTGTTGGCGCTGCACTTGGCATGCCCTACGAAGTGCTGCTTAAGCAGTTCAACGCCAGTTACAGCGCCAGCCGCGCGGCACTGCTGGACTTTTGGCGGCGTGTTCGCAAGTTTCGCGCGCTGATGTGCGACGGTTTTTGCCAGCCGTGCTACGAAGAATGGTGTGTTGATGCTGTAACACTTGACCGCATCGACCGTTTCAAGGGCGACGTCACCGATCCATTCGTTAGGCGCGCGCTTACACGCTGCAACTGGAGCGGCTCGAGCGCTGGCTCGTTAGACCCACAAAAGGAAGTGGCGGCAGCAGAAGCAAAAGTTAACGCTGGCTTCTCGACCATTGAGCGCGAATCCATCGAACTGAATGGCAGCAACTGGCGCGACAACGTTACGCAGGCGTCCGTTGAGCGTGACGAATACGAAGCCTCAGACCTAACGTATCCGCCCGACCGCAAAAGCGCTGCACTTGGCGCTGGCGGCAAAACATTTCCAACGCCTGCACCCTCACAAGGACAACCCGCTGCGCGCACACCACGCAGGCAAGTTACAGCCACACGGCTGAGGCGCGCGGCAAACCACACGCACGCGCAAAGCGGCTTGATTATCCGATGAGCACCAAAAACATTCAGCCCTTTTACAAGTTTCGCGCTGAGGCTGGCGACGATCCGGCAGCGGCGGAGCTTTTGATTTTCGATGTGATCGGTGACTGGGAAGACTTCGGCGAAGTAAGTGCAAAGGCATTTTCCGCTGACCTTGCCGCGTTGCCAAAAAGCGTGAAGCGTTTGGACATCCACATCAACAGCCCGGGCGGCAGCGTAAGTGAGGCGAACGCAATTTACTCGCGGCTGGCTGACCACCCGAGCAACAAAATTATCTACGTGGACGGCATAAGCGCCAGCGCAGCCACACTCGTCCAGATGGTCGGACACAAAATCTACATGCGCGCCAACGCAACGATGATGATCCATTTGCCGATGGCGATAGGTGTAGGCAATGCCGACGACATGCGCACAGTGGCGGCTGCGCTGGACGTTCACGCCGAAGCGATGATGAACCTTTATGCCAAACGCACAGGCATGGAGCGTGACAAGCTGCGCGATTACATGGCGAAGGAAAGTTGGTTTACTGCACAGCAGGCAGTTGACCACGGCTTTGCCGACGAAGTGCGCGGCGTAGTTAAAGCAGCGGCTGTTGTAGGCGCAAAACGCGTCATGTTTAACGGCTGCACATTTGATCTTTCGCGGTTTAATAACGTCCCGGCGTTCTCCGGTCAACTAGAAACACAACCTATGAACACACCAGCAGCAGCAGCACCTGCGCCGCCAGCAGCGCCGCCAGCAAACCCGCCAGCAGCGCCGCCAGCGCCAGCCAATCCGCCAACAAACCCGCCAGCAGCGCCGCCAGCGCCGCCAGCGCCAGCCAACCCGCCAGCGCCAGCAAGCCCGCCAGCGCCGCCAGCGGCAGCAAACTACGAAGACGGCGTGAAAGCCGAGCGTGCGCGCGTGGCCGCGCTTAACGCTTACGACCGTCCGGCAACACACGAGCTTATCGTCAAGGCCATCGCCGACGGCAAAACAGTGCAGGACATCATGCCCGAGCTGTTTACGGCGTTGGAAAAGAAGGGGCAACAGCAGGCGCGGCGCACAGATGCGCAGCACCTCGAGCAAGTGCCGCCGTCGGATGCAGGCGTGACCGGTGAAGACGGTGACGACTTTGGCAAACGGCTAAAGTCGGCAGTGCAAGCGCGGCTCGGTTCGCGCGGCCAAAAGCAGCGCAGTGTGTTACACAGCGCCAACTAATCACAGCAGCAAAACAACAACAAAAACACAAAGGAAGGAACAAACACGAAATGAAATCAATGCTTACTTGCGTCCGCTGGGCGCTCGCCTGCTTTGTTGCGCCGCTCATTGTTGCGCTGCATCGCTTTGGCAAGCCGCACGGCTTTGAAGCGTTCAACACAGTCAATGCCACAACGTTCAATCCAGTGCCATTGCTCAGCCATGACGACGATCCGAATTGGAAAGTGAAGCGGTATCCGTTCGTCGCAGGCACGGGCCCGGCGCTGGCAACAATGAAGCCCGGCTACTTGGTCAAGTTCGATGCAACGCTCGTCAACGTAACAGGCGCACTGCCTGCAGACGATGCGCTGCTTAGTGCCGTGATAATCGACCTGCCCGATCCTAACAATCCAAGCGACACATCCGTTGCCATTGCGTTGACGGGCTCGTTCGATAAAAACACGGTCAAATATGCCGACGGCACATCGCCAATCAACGTGGCTGGCGTAATCCAGTTGCGTGACGTCGGAATCTTCCTTGACGCCTGCGTGCCCGGTGGCGCGTTTGCACCTTAACAGCAGCCTAACAACAAACATTCAACTGGAGAACAACTAATATGCCTCTCAACCCTGCTTACGAAACAAAAACGATGCTTGCGCCCTTTGATCAGGGCCCGCTCGTCCACACGTTTTTGCGCGACACCTTTTTTGGCGCGCGCGACTTCGCACAAACGCCGCTGATCGAATTCGACTTTCGGCGCGGCCGTCGGAAAATGGCTCCCTTCGTTGCGCCGCTTGTTGGCGGCAAACTGATGGAGCGCCAAGGCTTCGAGACGCGCTTCTTCCGTGCGCCACGCATTGCGCCTGTGCGCGCATTGCGCACGCCCGATTTGGAAGCGCGCCTACCCGGGGAGACGATCTACTCGCAGCGCAGCCCTGCTGACCGCGCGGCTGAACTGCTGGCGGAAGACGCCATCTTTTGCGACGAAGCAATCAGCCGCCGCGAAGAGTGGATGTGCCGCAACGTGTTAGTCAACGGCAAAATCACAGTCACTGCCGACACTGGCTACCAGTTAGTCATCGACTTTACGGAGTCGAGCGCTGGCGCTGCCAACAACCACGACGTGCCTGCAGTAAAGTGGGACGTCGCTGGCAGTGATCCGCTGAAGGATTTGGAGTCTTCACGGATTAACACAATCAAAGCCAGCGGCGTGTCGCCAAACGTTGTGCTGATGGGCACAAACGCAGCCAGCGTGTTCATCCGCAATGCAGCCGTGTCAACGTTGCTGGACAAACAGCGTTTCGAGATCGCGCAGATCCAACCGATCATCCAAGACGCCGCCGTTGTGCGCATTGGCCGCGTGCCCGGCATGGAGATCTATCAATACAGCGAATGGTTTGAAGACGACGTGGGCTCGATCTTCCCAATGCTGCCGGACAACTTCGTGATGCTGCTGTCAACAGCCGTGCAGAACAAAGTTGTTTACGGCGCGTTCACGCAGCTTGAGGACGCAAAGGCCAAGCGCTTTGTGACCTATCAGCAAGACCGCATCCCGTTTGTTTACGGCGATGAGGAAGGCGGCGCGCTGTATTACCGCCTAACAAGTTGCCCGTTGCCGATGCCGAACGACATTCTTGGCTTCCGGATAATCGAAGCGCTGGCGCTAACGTTTCCAGCAATGGTGGAAGGCGACGCCGTGCTGAATGAGCTGACAGGCGAGATCACTGGCGGCCCAGAAGAGGCGGCGCAACTGCGTGAGGAAGCTGCAGCGCGGCCACCTGAAAACATAAAGCCAGCCGAAACAGATGACGCTGCTGACGTTGACAACAGCGATCTTGATGAGGCCACTGTGGATGAACTGCGCGACATTGCAGACAGGGAGGAAGTTGACCTGTCCGGGCATGGCCGCACAAAGGCAGACATCACAAAGGCAATCAAAAAAGCACGCAAGGCCAAAGCAAAGGAGCAAGAGGAGCAACAGTAAGCCCTTGAGTTGTTAGGCAACATGAGCTTGCGCGCACAGTTTGCTCCAGATCTGGCGAACGTGTTCATTAACACGGACGAGTTCGCCACTGAGCGCGAGTTCAGAATTAGCAACGGCGCTGGCGGCTTTACTGTCTTCCGCGCAAAGGTTGTTTGGGACAACGAGATGGCAAAACGGCATCCACTCGTTGCAATCCACGGCATGTATCTTGGCGATGTTATCTGCTTCATCGAGCACAAGTATTTGCCGCGCCCTCCGCTGGCTGGCGAGCTGATCTACTCGCCAGCCAATCAGCCGTGGGAAGTGCTGGACTGCACGGATGAGGAAAGTTGCTACAAGCTGGCGCTAAGTGCCACGCGCTCACAGCCGGGCAAATACGGCAACAACTAACATGGTGACCATCGACACAAAGCAGTTGCAGATGGTGGAGCGCGCCACGCGCAACATCCGCAAAGGCACACAAAAAGTGCTTGCGCCTGCCATTAACCGCGCGCTGTCCAGCGGACAAACAGCAGTGCGCCGCGAGATCCGCAAGGTCTACGTCATCAAGCAAAAAGACATCCCAACAAAGGTGCACAGAGCAAACTACTCCGCACTGCAAGGCACTATCGCCATCACGGACGGCATGCTCGGCGTTGACAAGTTCTATTACTCGCCACTCTTTCCGCCAGCCGCAGGCAGTGGCAAGCGCAAAAGGCAGTTGTTTGTGCGCATCAAAAAAGGTGGCGGCGGCTTTGTTAAGCGCGGCTTCTCGACCAATGTTAAAGGCGGGCCCTATCAGCGCCGCAGTGAAGCGCCGCGCCTGCCTATCCGTAAACTTTTGGCGATCGGTGCACCCATCATGGCAAGCCAGCCTGCAGTAAGCAGTGCGGCGCTGACAACGATGGGGGATACGCTTGCCAAGCGCATCGATCACGAGCTACAACGTGTCTTGGCAGGCGCGGGAGGAAAATAACAATGCTCACTCAACTCGCATACTTAATCGCGCAGGCCAACGGCGGCAGTCCCGGCTTGCTTGTCATTTTCTATTGGGTGCTGTTGTTGCTTGCAGCCATTGGCGCTTTTGTGCCGCCTACTGCGTGGCCTTACGCGCCGCGCGCGACTTGGGTCATCGCAATCATTCTGTTCGTCATCATCGGCATCAAAATGCTCAAGCCAACACTGTGAAAAGCCTATGGGTGCAATCCTTCTTATCATTTTGATTTTGCTGCTGCTTGGCGCGTTCCCACGCTGGCGCTATAGCAGCGGATGGGGCTACGGGCCCAGCGGCATTGTTGGCATCATCCTCATCATCGTTATCATTTTGCTGCTTACTGGACGCCTATGAGCCTGCCAGAGCCAGTCACACCGCCAGAGCGCGACTTCGGTCGGCGCGTGCAAAGCGCCTTTGACTTGGAAGCCACGCTTGTTGGCTTTTTGACAAAGCTCTTGGATGCGCAGCGGCTGGACAATCCGACGCTAAACTTGGCGCAAGCCACTAGCGTCGATCCGCGCGCACAGCCGCCACAGCCGCGCATCGTGCATGATCCCGACGAGCCGCCTGTGTCCTACGACCCTGCCGAGCGCATGCAAACGCTGGCGCTTAAAGTTGCGCCGCGCGTTGTGCGTGGCCGCATCCCGCGCACTGTAACTGGCGAGATTGCGCTGGATAAGCTGCCGGATGTGCCCAACGTCATCGTGCAGGCCATAAAAGCCAAAGTGGAAACGCAGTCCACGTTTGTGACTGTGCGCATTTTGTTCAGCACGTATGACGAAAATCCGGACGGCAGCGGGTATCAGGATTGCCTCAACTTAATCGAAACGGCGGCGCTGGCGCTTACAAGCTACGGACAGCAGGCCATCGACCAATCGTATCCGATCCAAATGCCGCTTGAGTGGACGCTTATAGAGCCGGATTGTTTTCCGCACTTTGTTGGCGAAATGACAACACAGTGGGAGCTGCCAAGTGCGCGGCCACTGCCAGACTCCGAAACGTTTGGCATTGTGCCAGCGGAGCACATAGAATTGCGCGGCAGCGCCGACACACAAGACTATCCGTTATGATAACCGACCAGCGCATCTACTTGGGCCCGCGCCTGCATGCTTACGGCATCGGCTATGGCAACGTCTTTCACAACGGCACGCACGTGCGCCTGCAGCAAGCCATAAGCGCTTGTCCGGCAATCGGCGGATTGCTTGTGCCTGTGGCGCAATGCGCGCGCGTGCGCGCGGAGCTTGCCTTTGATTACGCGCACCAAATGCGCGGCAAGTCCGGAAAATTTGTAGCTTTTTATCATCAAGTGCAGCTATGGCTCAACAGCCAAAAACAACAAACAACGCAGCAATCAATAGAGGTAAAACACCATGCCAAATCTAGGAGCATTTAAGCACGGCGTCTCATGGAGAGACGTTCCCACATCTGTCATCTCGCCTGTTGAAGCCATTCCGGGCGTCAATGTAGTCTTCGGCTCAGCGCCGCTGCACTTAGTGCAAAACGGCAAGGATGCCGCTAACAAGCCAAACCTGTTCAACCGTTACGAAGACGCCGTGGCAGCGCTCGGCTTTTCTAAGGACTGGGCGAAATACGACATCTGCGAGCACATGGACGCGCTGTTTGTCGAGTTTGGCATGTATCCTGTTGTCTACGTGCCAGTCAACGACCCCGAAGCAGGCGCAACGACCATCACGCCTTTGACGCTAACGCTTGTAAACGGTCAAGTGGACACAGATAAAGAACTGCTGCGCTGGACGATTGTTGTCAAAGACCAAACTGGCGCAACAACCTATGTGGAAGGCACGGACTACGTGCTCAGCCTTTCGGCGGCAGGCACGTGGGTTATTACGCGCATCGCTGGCGGCGACATTCCGGCAGACAACTCGCAAATCCAAGTGGACGGCAAAGCGCCAAGCGCCACGCCAATCACTGTCGCCGACGTAATTGGCGGCATCGATAGCGGCACAGGCGCGCGCACTGGCTTGGAAGTAATTGAGGACGTGTTCCAACAAACAGGGCTTGTGCCCGGTGTGATCATCTGCCCGGCGTTTAGCAGCGACCCAACTGTTGCCGCCGTGATGGAAGCCAAGTCGGAAAACATCAACGGCTGCTTTGCCTGCACGTGCTTGATTGACGTGGACACGGACGCCGCAGCTAACCCGACGGCCGCAGTGGAGTGGAAGAACGATAACAACATCAGCTTTGCGCGGCAGCAATGCTTGTATGGCAAGCCTGCGCTTGTGAGCAACGATGGCAGCAAAAAGATTTTCAATTTTGCCAGCCAGCAGGGCCCGCTTGTGCAGTGGACGGACACCTACCGTGGCGGCGGCATACCGTATCACAGTCCAAGCAACAAAAACCTGCGCATGAACGCGCTGCTAAATTCGACCGACGGCAGCACGGCGGCAGAGTTGCCAATGCACTTGCTGGACGCCAACTACATGAACAGCCAAGGCATCGTGACGGCGCTTAACTTCATCGGCGGCTGGCGCAGTTGGGGCAACCGGACGGCCGCGTATCCTGCCAACACGGACGTCAAAGACATGTTCATCCCTGTGCGCCGCATGTTTGATTATATCGGCAACACGATTGTGCTGACGATCTGGCAAAAAGTTGACGAGCCGGGTAACAGGCGGCTCATCGACGCGATTGTGAACAGCCTGCAGCTATGGCTGGACGGCATGGCGGCAACGGACGCGCTGCTTGGCGCGCGCGTTGAGTTTCGCCACGACGAAAACCCGACCACGGAGCTGCTTAACGGGCACTTCACGTTCCACATTTACATCGCAGTGCCTACGCCTGCCGAGTGGATTGATTTCCGCATCGAGTATTGGCTACCCTTTGTCGATACTCTGTTTCCTGAATCAGCAGAAGCAGCAGCCTAACAACACAACACGCAGCAACATAAAGGAGCACACAAATGATTATCCCTAACCACGTAGCGAATTACTCAGTCTTCAAGGACGGCCGCAGGCTCATTGGCTGCGCTGACATCACCTTGTCAAACTTGCAAAACCTTAACGACTCGCTCAAAGGCAGCGGCATCTTTGGCGAGATCGACATGCCTGTGCAGGCGCACTTCCAAGCCCTGACCGTTACGGTTAACTGGCTAACAATCACCGACGACGCCGTGTTTGCCACAATACAGGACGGCGCGCAGTTGGATGCGTGGGCGGCGCTGCAGGCGCACGACAGTGGCACTGGCAAAATCATTCACGAAGGCTGGCGCTTCATCATGACCACAGTGCCAAAGTCGTTCAATCTTGGGAAGTTGGAAGTTGGCGCAAAAGAAGAGGCTGTTAGCGAATACGAACTCATCGGCATCCGCTGCCTGCACAACGACAAAGTGATGTTCGAACTGAACAAGGAAAACGGCGTGTGCCGCTGGAGTGACGGCATCCAGCTTGTTGATACCGGGCGAACGATTAGGCAACTCATCGGCTTGTAATGCACTGCGTGTGCGTGCTATCAGGCGTTCATGGATCCAACACTACTTGAACAACGTAAGCCTGCGGCAGCAGCAACGCCGCACGGCGACCAAGCACACGCAAACAACGAAGCCGACCGGTTATCGGTTGAGGCTGCTGCCGAAATTGAGTATCGCGAACTTGAAATCGAAGCGCCGAAGCCGCCTGTGCGAATGCGCATACAGCCGCCGCTGGAGTTTGACGGCGAAAAGTATGCCGAGCTGATCTTCGATTTTGACGCGATGGTCGGCAAAGACTTCCAACGCGCCGAACGCGAGTTCACAAAACTCTACAAGGCGGACAAAAACGAAATGGTGCTGCCGGAAATGAAGCATTTGTATCACTGCATCATTGCCAGCCACCGTGCCAACGTGCCACTGGGGGTGATATTGAAGCTGCCGCGCCGCTACTACACGCCGCTGCGTGTTGAAGTCCTAAAAGCCTGTGGCAGCTCGCCGGAAGAGGAGCAAGCGTAACAGCGCTCCTACGCTCTGTCTCAGTGCGTTTGGCGCGCGCAGGATTAGGCGGCGTTGAATACTGGTCGGAGCTGCCATTTTCAGAGGTCTTAAACTATATGAACGAGCTGGTCGAACAACTGCAGCAAGAGGCAAAAGCCGCCAAAAGGGGGTGACGTAACACGTGGCCGCAGGCGCGACAAAAACCTACACGGCGCTCTTCCAAATAGGCGGCAAAATGCTTGGCTCGTTCAGGGGCGTCATGCAACTCGCCGAAGCACGCCTGCGCCGCCTGCGCGCCACTGCAGCCAGCATTGGCAACGCCTTTAAGGGACTGCTCGCGCCGATTGCTTCGTTTGTTGCTGGCATCGTTGGCTACGGCGCAGGCAAAATTTTGGGCAACCTGTTTGGCGGCGCAGTTGAGCAGGCAAGGGAAGCCGAGACGCGCTTCAAGTCGATTCAGGTAACCATGTTGAAGAACGCGCAACTGATGCGCATGGCAGGCGGCGACCGTGCAAAGGCACTGGAGCTTGGCAAGGAGCAGGCGCAACTGTTAAAAGACCAAGCCGACGCGCTCGCCAAAGAAGGCGTGTTGCGTGACGACATTTACCAGTCGATGGCAAAGCAAATGTCCATCGCTGGCGTGCCAACGAAATCCATCATGCACAGCGTGCGCGCGATGGGTGACTTGCTTGTGGCAATCGATGGCGTGAACGCCAGCGAACAGCGCGCCGCTGAACTCGCCGACGCAGTTGACAAGGCGATCTTCAAAGGCAGAACAAAACCGCTTGAGGCGTTTGTGGGCCCAATGCCCAAGGATTGGTGGAAGCAGCAAATTGCGCTCGGCCACGGTTATCAGGACATGCTCGACGACATTTTGAAGCGCATGGAATTCGCCAAAGGCGCAAACGTCCGTGAGGCGTTCACGCCACTAGGCAGGCTGCAGCGCGCGCAAAATCAGTTGGAAGATTTAAGTGAGGACATCGGCAAAGAGATGATTCCGCTGCAGGCTGAAATGGCGGAGATGTGGGCAAAGGCGCTGCCAGAGTTAAAGCCAGCCATCATTTTCATGTTCAAAGGGCTGCTGTGGATAATGCGCAAAGTGGCGCAGGTTGTTACCCAATACGTCATGCCAGCGTTCGCAAAGCTGCAGGCGTGGTGGAACACGCAAACGCCGCAGGCACAGAAGCGCTGGATAATGATTGGCCTTGCGATTGCTGGCGTTGCAGCGGCGCTGGTGCTGCTTGGCGCTGTAGCGCTGCCGATCATCGCCGCCATTGTTGCGGCGCTAACGTCGCCAGTGACAGGCGCAATAGCAGCCATCGTCGCAAGCGTCATTGGCATGATGGTCTTCTGGCGCTTTGCAGGCGCTTACATTACTGCCGCAGCCAGCGCCACGTGGGAGTTCCTTAAAGCTGGCTGGCAAATGCTCACAGACTTTTTTGTAACGCTATGGAACGCAGTCTCGCCTGAGCTGGCGGCAATATGGGAGGACATCAAAGTTGTTGCCAGCGTGTTTTGGGATTGGTTCAAAGTGGCGTGGCAAACAGCCGTGGATGTTGTGCTCGGCATCTGGCACACGATCGAGCCTGTCGTGCTGCCGCTCTTCGACAAGATTAAAGCGGCATGGCAGTTCATCGTCGAGGCGTTTGAAAAGGCCAAGCCAACGATCATCAACGTGCTCAAAGAGGTCGGGAAAGTGTTCATCGATTGGCTGCTTGAGCCGCTGAAGAAATTCCGTTGGATCTTCGACAAAGTGGCTGGCGCAATTAACCGCTTCCGTCCGGCAGGCGCAGCAGCAGGCGGCGGCGCAGGCGCAGCAGTAGGCGGCGGCGCTGCAGGCGGCGGCGTAAAAGCTGTGTCGCAAGCCGCTGCGCCGTTTATCGCTGCGCCGCTTGGCATGGGTGGGCCCGCTGCAGGGCTGGCTGCTGGCGCGATGCCAATGACAAAAGGGGCTGGTGCGGCTGCTGCGGCGCTTGGTGGCGGCGTCCCTGTAACTGTTGCATCCTACGGCGGGCCCACCGAACCCGGGCAAGTTGTTGGCGCTTACAACAACAGGCTGCAGGCTGGCGACGTGGCAATTTCACCCAATTTGTATGGCACACTCGGCGCTCCGGGCCCGGGCAGTTATTTGATGCTGGACGGACAGCGGTATCACATTGCCGATTCGAGCTGGTATACGCCCGGCAATCCAACAAGCAACATGGTCGAAATCTGGGGCTACGGGAACCAGATCAAAAAACAAGGCATGGCGACGCGTGCATACGCGGAGGGCGGAATTGCGATGAAGCCGCAGATTGCGACCTTGGCTGAGCGTGGGCCCGAAGCCGTGTTTCCTATGGGTGACCTGTCAAAAGTGTTTGCAGAGCCGCCGCCAATAACACGGACGATGGGTGACCTGTCAAAAGTGTTTGCCGAGCCGCCAATAACACGAACGATGAGGGATGTTGCCGACGCCGTGACTGCCGCATACAACGCCGCATCCGATCAGACCGCAATGGGCGGTGGCGAGACGCATGTGAACTTCTCGCCTAACATCACAATCCACGGCAACGCAACAGAAGCCGAGCAGCGTGCAATGGATAGCCGCCTGCGCGACTTAAAGGACGATTTCATCAAGCAGTTTGAAGCAGCGCAGCGGCAATCGCGGCGCTTGAGCTACGAAGGCGGCTACGGATGAAAACGCCACGCTCGGGACCCATAACGCCGCCGGGCTTTTTTCCGCCGCCGTTTGGCACAAACAAGCCGCAGCCAGCACCGGGTGCGCCGCTAACAAGTGCGCAGACGCAACCGATAGCCGCTGGCGCGAATGTTTACACAAGCATGCAAGGCGACGAGTGGGACATGATTGCGATGCGCGTTTACGGCATACGGCGCGGCAACGAGCATTTGATGTATCGGCTGCTCGAAGAAAATTATCCGCTGCGCAACATCAGCATCTTCCCGGCAGGCGTGGCTGTTGTTGTGCCGTCAATAGATGTGGCAACTGAAATCCCGCTTGTGCCTTGGAAGGTAACAACGATTGAACCATCATGAGTGCCGAGCGCGAAACAAAACAGGGTGAGGTCGTTGGCGTGTGTGTTGTTATTTTCACGCGCGAGCTTGAGCACACACAGGTGCAGCAACGCAGCGTGCCGATGAGTCCAAAGCAGGCAATGACGTTGGTCAACTTTATCAAGCACAGGCTGCACGGCGGCAGGCTACGGCTGGACAAGTTGCCGGAAGAACGAAGGATCATCACGTTATGATTTTCCAAGTGCGCACAGCGCGGCCGTCCATTGTAATGAACGGCACTGACTATTTTCAAAAGCTCGCGCCTTACTTCCTCAACTTGGCTTACACGGACAACTGCGACGGCCAAAAGGCGGACGATTTGCAAATACAGGTCGCCGACCGCGACAACCGTTTCATCAACGACTGGATGCCGGACAAAGGCGCGTTTTTAGACATTGGCATAATTGCCGAGCGCTGGTTTGCGCCGAACGCAACGGCGCTGCGGCTGGACTGCGGGCGCTTTTGGATTGACGAGATCGAATTCGAACTGCCGCAGCACACTGTAAGCATCAAGGCCACAAGCATCCCGACGACAGGCCACATCAAAGCCAGCGACGAAACGCGCGGGTGGGAGAAAAAAGACCTGCGCACAATAGCAGGCCAAATTGCGAAGGATAACCAGTTGCAGCTTGTGTATGACGACTCGCTCTACAATCCGGAATATTCTTACATCGAACAAACGGAGCAAAGCGGCTTGGAGTTCCTCATGCACCGCGCCACGGATGCAAAGCTGGCAATCAAAGTTAGCAAGGGGCAGCTAATCTTCTTCGATGAGGAAAAGTTAGAAGCCGCTGCGCCAGCGTTTGCGATCATCTACGGCGAAGGCATGCCCGGCGGTGCACTGCAGGCGCTTGGCGCGTTTGCGCCACTTGCTGCTGGCAACAGCCTGCCAACAGGCGCGCGCGTGTATCGCATGAGCGGCGGCAAGTTTGTTACCAAGCTCATCGACACAACAAAAAAGGCCACGGTGTCGCACGCCGACCTTGCCAACGGCAAAGTCACAAAAGGCGAGCACGTAGACGGCGAAGAAAAGGCAGTCGACAACTGGCACACAAACATCAATCAAAGCACCGATTGCACGGACGAAGAAGAGGACGACAGCGGTGACGGCGACGGCGAAGCGCCAAGCCTGCGCGAAGGCGAGCCGATAAGTAATTGGAATCAGGCGGGCCCGAGCGCCAGCGCAGTGCGCCTTGCAAAAAGCAAAGTGCGCGGCAAAAACAAAGACCGCTTCCACGCCGAAATTGAAATGGCAATCGGCAATCCGCTTGTAGCTGCCGGACAAGTTTTCGCGTTGCAGGGCATTGGCAAATACGACGGCAACTGGTTTGTTGAAAGCATCCAGCACAAGCTCGCGCCCACTTACACAACAACGCTGCAGGCGCGCGCGTGCTTGAAAGGCTTCTAGGCTATGGGCGTCAAACACCTACTTTCCGACACGGACTCGCAGCGCGGCCACGACGCACGCTTTGCCACTGCAGTTGTCATTGGCAAGGTGTCGAAAATTGAGTGCGACGACAAACGCGCAAACGTGCGCGTGCTGCTGCCGGACAGGATAGATCACGAAGGCACGCCGTTAAACACAAAGCCAATTCCTGTTCTGCAAGTGGCAAGCACGGCGAAGCGCAGCTATGCCATACCACGCCTGAACGACCAAGTCGTTTTGATTAAGCTCGCCAACGCAACGAGCGACTACCTTGTTGTCGGCACGTTCTACACAACAAGCAACAAGCCGCCTGTGAGCGATCCGCTGCTGGATTACACTGAGTGGGAAGGCGGGCACACGGAAAAGTTCGACGCCAATGAAGGCGCGGACGTGTTTTTAACACAGGACTTCAAAGGCGGTTGGCTCGGCACTTACAAAAAGGACGTGCTGCTTAAAACAACGGACGCAGCCAAGTTCAATGTTGAGGCTGACGGCGACGTGTTAATCAAAAGCGCCAACGGCAACATCACTGTCCAAAGCCCAACCGGCACTGTTACCATCGAGCAGGCGACGATAAAGCTGCTTGCCAGCGCGGAGATCGAAATCACTGCGCCGACCATAAAACTGAACGGCCACGTCGTTGTTGTTGGCGCAATGACGCAGACAGGCGTGCATGTAGACAGCAACGGCTTACACACGGGCGCGGAGCGCGAGCAACTGCTGGCACGCATCGAAGCGCTCGAGCAACAGCTCACAGCGCTCGCGCAACAGCTCACAACACTAGAGGCGCGCATATAATGGAAGGGCTCTTTGGCGCAATCATCTTTGGCCGCAGCCGTGGCCGCATCCACACGTTCTATGAGATCGAGCGCAAATACACAGGGCGCTTCGGCTCGCACATGGTGCACCTGCGCAAGCCGCTGCTGGAGTGGGCTGGCAACGATTTGATTGAGCTAACAATGCGCGTCAACCTCAACGCCAGTTGGTGCGGCGACCCTAACAGCATCCTTGCCGAGTGGCACTTCTTCCACGAAAACGCCATAGCAGCGCCGCTGATTGTAGGCGGCAAACCGATGGGGCCCGGCTTGTCGTTGTTTGTAGTTACGGACATGTCGGAAGGCCACAAGCACTGGCTGCCCGGCGGACAGCTAATAGCCGTTGAGGTCAGCGTGTCATTTAAGGAATACATTCCTTTTGCCGAAGGCTTGCTGTCGCAATTTGGCGTGCCCGGCTTTGTAGGGAGTGGCGCAATATGACGCAGCCATTCATGCAAACAACAGCGGCGCTTGCTGCTAACTGGCGGCTCGCGTTTACGGACGCGGAAGGCTTGCCGCTTAACATGCAGTCCTTCGAGCAGATCGACTTCGGCGCGATCAGCTACAAGGAGATCTTCCAAAATGTGAAAACGATTTGCGCCACGCCAATCTTTAGCGCGGCGCTCGAGCGCACGCTTGGAATTGACGGCCGCATCGTCGACTTGCCGCTTGGCAAAGCAGCGGAAGCAACTGTTGCTTTTTTGCAGGCCATCTACTTCTGGGAGCCGCGCGCAGAGATCAGTGATATCCAATTCTCTGCGAACGTTCTGGAAGGCCATCTTATAGCACAACTGAAACTCAAAATAAGCAATGTGATCTATGGAACAGACACCCCATACACGCAGGCCAACATTTTCTTTGAAGCACCGATACGTGTTACAGGAGCATTGCCACCAATGAGTGTGCCAGTGCCAGTGCCGGGGCCACCCGGCAAAGAAGGGCCCACGGGCAAACGCGGCAGCATTTGGTTTATCGACACCGTTAATCCAGATGCTTCGACCAAGATCATCAACCCGCTGCCGATGGACGTATTTCTAAACACAACCAGCGGCGACGTCTTCCAGCTAATAGCAGACGGCGGCGGCGTGCTAACATGGAAAAGGTTATCGCCATGAGCTGGGACAGCATTGGCAACATTAAGGGCCCGCCGGGCATCAGTGGCCAGATAACGGATCAGGGCTTGATGCCGTTAACTATGGCGCAGGATTACATCGACGTGCTGCTTAACAAAATCAACGACGACAACAACTGGCTCTTTGTTGAAAAAAGTGTGCTCAACACGCTTGATGATAGTCCGCTCAACATTTTCGGCGGCATCCTGCTCGACAAAACCGACAGATCGTTTCGCCTGCAACTCTCAGGCATGCCAGACAGTCCTAACTACTTCCTGCGCTGGGCAGTTAATGGCATGACCATCCCGCCAACGCCTGCAGTCACTTATCAGTTGTTTGGGCCCAATGCAGGCCAAATCCTCGAAGCCTCGATGCCGTTTACGGTTAAGCTGCTGCCGAGCACTACGCTCGCGGCACCGGTGATAATCACGCCGAGCGATGGACTTGTGAGCGGCGCGGGAACATTTACGCCAGCCACTGTCACGCTGACGACAGCAGCGCCAAGTGCAACGTTTACTTACACGCCGCAGACAGCGGGCGCGCATACGCTGCACACTTCCAACAACGGCGGATTGACAGACCCTGCTCCGGTGCCTTACACGGCGAACATTTCCGTGCGGCTACTCAACGGGCTGATCTCCTACTGGACGCTCGACGAAGGGAGCGGTAACCGCATGGACAGCCACGGCACCAATCACTTGGTGCCAACTGCAGGCAACCCCGGCTCGTTCGCTTTCGTCCTCGGTAACGGCGCATACTCTAACGGTGCCGCAGGCGCGGCATATCTTGCCTGTGCCAGCAATCCGTCCCTACAGGTCACGGGCGACTTCACGTTCTCCTTCTGGGTGCGCGTTGACGGCCCAGCAACAGCTAACACTGTCATCATCGGTAAGAATAACCCCGGCTTTTCTAGCTTGGATTTTCTAGCCTCACACAGTGCCACGAATGGACTGACCTTTCAGGCTGGCGGCGCAACCGTTGCCAAAGGCGCGCCAGAAGCAGCATTCCAGCAACGCCATGTGATTGTGTGGTTCGATTCCGTAGATAACAAGCTGCGCATGAGGATAGATGACGCAACGACGTATGTAAGCGCTGGCACTGCCACACTCACTCAAGGAGCAGACCCGTTTGCCGTGTTATCGGGCAGCTACGGGAATGTGAACTGGAACGGGCTGGCTGACGAGATCGCCTTCTATAAGCGCAAACTGAACTCAGCCGAAATGACTGCGCTTTACGGTGGCGGCACGCCACCACGTTACTCATCATTCACGGCTGGCCGATTACGTGAGGCACTCAATAGAAAGGAACAACGATGATCAGGTCGCCCATCAACAGAGGTGTGCTGCAGAGCGATATCGACTTTGCTGGCTTTAAGCCGCTCAACGCTGATCTGTCTGACTACAATCTCGGCGGCGGCGTGTCGTTAGGCGCATGGCTGAACGTCATGGACGAGCCATACAATGCGAAGGGCGATGGCGTAGCAGATGACACGGCTGCGATTAATCGAGCGATTGCCGATGCAGTTACTGCAGGCGGCGGCACAGTGTTCTTTCCAAAGGGCATCTACCTCTGCAACGGCGCGTTCGACATCTACTGGAAAAGTATCCTGACACTTCCGTTCCTGAATAACAACACAGTTAGTCCGGTCTCACTGCAGTTGCTGGGTGAAGTGATGCCAACATGGACTGTGGTAGCTGCGGCGCAGAATTACAAGTTCCTCTCCACTATTAGGACGACGCGCACCGATGGAATGACCGCTGACACTAACGGCTTTGCGGCGATCATTGCCGGTGGCCAGCCAAAGGGTAACGCCATTGTCACAAATTACGGCACTATGAACGGGCTTATGGTGAAGATAAAAAACATGCAGTTCCAGTGCCCCAGCGATCCCACCATGGGCGGAATCCGTTTCGATGGACTGGGCTGGGCCTTTGTGGAAAATACCGTAGTGTATGCGGGCGGCGCAGAGCCAACGCACGGCACAACAGGCGTTTGGATGCCCAACTGCATCAACTGGTCTATTAGCTGGATGAATCATGTTATCTCAGGCAACGGTTTTGATACCGGGTTTAAGGTAGGCGAACACTTGCGAGCGCCAATGATTCAGGCATGGGCCTGCAAGAATGGCGTCACGTTTCTGGACGGCGTTTATCCGTCATGGGCCAACATCCAGCTCGGCAACTGCGTGGAAGGTGTGCGTTTCCTTGGGTATCATCCGGTTGATCTGCTGCTGGAAACCGAACACTCGCCAGCGAGTGACTGGACAGTGGCAGCGCACGACGTCAAAGACCCCAGCAATAAAGGCATGGGTGTTATCCGCTATTTCATCGGACAGGGAGGCGCTGGCAACGCCAGTATTGTAGCGGCTGTGGATGGCGGGACCGGACTAACGCTGATTGACTTGAACAGTGGCAACGTCACCATGAATACCACCTACGGCGCGGCAGGCGGTGCGCCGACGTTTAAGGGCAACATTCTGGCCGCGCAAGCTACGGCTAACGTGTTTTATATTGGCACCGACGCACGGTTAGTTCCTGTTAGTGGCGGAGCCAAACTCGAAGTTCGTAACACAGGAACAGGCACATGGCTGGAGGCAACACGATGGACAAATCCCTAATAGCTCTGCTTTTGTTACTGCCAACGCTTGCGCTGGCGCAAACACATACGATGCCCGGGAGCAATGTTGTCCCCAGCGGCGCTAGTCTCACAATCCAGAGCGGCGGCTCGATTACGGCGGCGGCGGGATCCACCGTTGCTGGATTTGGCAACCCGCTGCAGTGGGATGGCGGCGCAACCAATCTTGTGCCTGCTACGGGGCGCATCAGCCTCGGCCTTGTGATCGGGACAAATGTGCAAGCGTGGGACACTGACTTAGATACGTGGGCAACGAAGACGCCGTATGCAGGCACACTCACGATTACCACAGGCAAGACGCTCAGTGCCACTAACACGCTTACCTTATCGGGCACGGACGGGTCGACATTGAATATCGGAGCAGGCGGCACATTAGGCAGCGCAGCTTACACCGCTGCCAGCGCTTACGAAGTCCCGCTCACGTTCTCGCAGTCCTTAAGTCGCGTTACTAACACAGTCACGCTTTCAGGCGATTCAACTTCGCCGGGCAACACGATGCTCTACGGCACGAACGGCAGTGGAGTGAAGGGCTGGTATGCACAGCCTGCTGGTGGTGGGGCTGGCGCAAATCCCACCGCCAAGGTAGGCACTGCTGTGGTCAACGGAGCGGCTTCAACCTTTATGCGAAGCGATGCCGCGCCGCCTATTGATCAAACGGTGGATCTGGCAATGACCGCAGCGCAAACTGAGACCGTAACCGATACCGCAACCGGAATCACGACGGACGTGTTAACCCTCGGACGTAATTCAGCAGGCACGCCCGGGGTTGGTTTTGGCGCAGGCTTACTGTTCAGAGGCAAGAGCGACACCACAATAAATAGGCCAATGGGCGAAATTAGCTCGGCTTGGCTGACAGCCACAGACGGCACGCGAGAATCCGTGATGAGGATTCAAGCAGCTAACGCTGCAGGACTTCCGGGCGCGTATGTTTACGTCTTTGCCAACGGCGGCTTGAGTAACACAAACAACAATCCCGGCTCTGGCATAATCAATTCAACGAACGGTTTTATTGTCGCCACAGCGGTCCCGGCCTCTGGCAAGTTCATGCAGAGCAACGGCAATGCAAACGTCCAGTCGGCTTATGCTTTACCCACTGCCGCAGGCGGCTTCGGCTACACGCTCAGAAGCGACAACAGCAATATCGCTTCTTATCCGCAGGACATTCTCAATTCCAGCGTGTCCAGTCAGTCGCCGAGCACCAGCGACGTTTATCTGGCCGGATCGAATGTTCCCGTTGTGGCTGGTGATTTCAAAGCCAAAGGCCAGTATCGCTGCCTGTTTGATGTAACCAAATCCGCTGGCACTGGAGCCATTGTGCTGTCGGTGCGTGTAGGCACAGCAGGCGCGATCGGTGATCCCGCAGTTCTCACGTTCACTTTTGGCGCTGGCACATCTGTCGCCGACACCGGAATCTTTGAGGTGATCGTCACATGGCGCACCGTAGGCAGTGGCACAAGCGCGGTGGTGCAAGGGATTTGCAGGGCCACTCATAACCTGCCTACCACGGGCCTCTTTAATAACGCGGCTGACTGGTCAATCGTGGCTACGACTTCCAGCGGGTTTAATAGCAGCAGCGCCACCAACATGGGAGTGAGCTTCAATGGGAGCACGGCATTTGCTGGCACAATTACCGTTGTTCAGGCGACCTTGCTACAATGAAAGAAGAGCCGTGGAAAACCTTCCTCAACTGGGGCGCAGTCGTCATGTTTTTTGGCATGCCGCTGCTCGTTATGTTGATTCAGTTGCTGGCGCTGGCGTTTCCGGACGTGCTATCGAAGGAGCTGCCGCAAAGTGAGTTCAAATATCTTTACGAATTTCAGCGCGCGCTCGCCATCCTTGTGTTTGGTCTGGCTGGCTTGCGCACGTGGGAGCACGTAAGCAACGGCAAACAAAAAAAGAACGGAGATCAAAAGCCATGAAAGAAAAAGGCAAGGCGCACATCAAAAGGCACAAGCTCGAACCACTCATGACCGTTGGCTCAGTGACTATCTACGCCACGGCGAAAGGCGACTACATTTGCTTCGTCAGCGATCTCGACGTCTGCACGGACGGCACTGGCAAGCACTACGGCGACAAGTCGCCGCAGGATGAAACGGCTTACTACAACGGCGGCAAATTCCTCAACGCCGACAAGGACAAATATATCGTCATCCCGCCACAAGTTCGCAGCGCAGTTGACCCTGTAGTCATGGGCTGTCAGGCCAAGCTGACGCGGCTTGACACGATGGAAAATAGTCCAGCGCTGTGCGGCGAGATCGGGCCCGACAATAAGACAGGCGAAGCTGCAATTTGCTTGGCGAAGAAAATGAACCCACAAGTCACAGCCAACAGCGGCGATTCGCGCCTGATCTACTTTTATGAGCTATGGCCGGGCGTGCCTGCTGTTGTAGATGGTAAACACTACAAACTGGAGCCTGCATAATATGCCAACAATATCAGCAACACCCGGAGCGCCTGACTACGGCTTGGCGCTTGTGCCGGACATCGACTTTGCCGAGAAGGATCCCGCCGTAATCGTGTCGGAAGTCATCGCCAGCTATGAGGCGGCTTTCAAGCTGCTCACTGGCGTTGCAAAGCTGCTTGCGCCCGGTGATCCCGTGCGGCTGTTTTTGCTCGTTGTTTGCCAGTGGCTCAGCCAGCAGCGCGTGATAATCGACTTCACTGGCAAGCAGAATTTGCTCAAGTATGCGCACGACGATTACTTGGACAATCTTGGCGCACTGTATGGCGCGCGCGGCTTGCGCCTGCAGCCGACGGCCGCAGTAACAACACTGCGCTTCACACTTGAAGCTTCGCTGGCGGAGAGCGCCACAATTCCAAAAGGCACGCTGTGCCAAGCGCCCAACGGCGTTGTTTTCCAAACAACGGAAGCAGGCGTAATTCCTTCGCTGCTAACTTCCGTTGATGTGCCTGCGCAAGCCACGACTGCTGGCACTATTGGCAACAACTTTGCCCTTGGGCAGATCACGAGCATCATTAACTGGAATCAGCCCTTTGGCGTAACTGTTACAAACACAACTATCACGGCAGGCGGCAGCGACGCCGAAACGGACGAGCAGTATCGATATCGCCTGTGGCTTGCCATTGAAAGCTTCAGCACGTGCGGGCCCAGAGAGGCTTACGAATTCTGGGCGCTATCCGCCAATCCGGACATCATCCAGTGCGTTGTGCATAGTGCGCCCGAGATTGCAGGCGAAGTGTGGCTGTATCCGCTGCTACGTGGCGGCGTGCTGCCAACAACGGACGTGCTGGCACAAGTTAAGGAAAGCTGCAGCCGCGACGATCGTCGCCCGCTCACCGACTACGTTACGGCCAAACTTGCCACTGCCTTTGTTTACACGCTCAACGTTGATTACTGGGTGCTGCAAACAAACGCCGTGCTGCTGGAGTCAATTCAGACGGCCGTAACGCAGGCGGCACAGGATTGGATTGAGTGGCAGCGCAGCGCAATTTCGCGCGACCTAAACGGCAGCGAACTGACAAAGCGCATGCTTGAGGCAGGCGCAAAGCGCGTTGTCCTCAACTCGCCGTCGCCGTCGTTTCAGGTGATGAACTTTGACCAGCTTGCCACGCATGATCCCGACATCGATCCCATAATCAACTTCGCAGGCTTCGAGGATATTTGATGAGCACAACGCTGCGCCTTTCAAAGCTGCTTGACCACTGCACGCAGTCCATCAGTTACGACAGGCAGGTGCAGGCTGCGGCCACGGCGTTTGACGAGCAAATGTATGAGATCATCGACGTGACGGATGGCGTTGTGCCGGGCACTGTGCCGCCGCCAACGCCAACAGCGCCTGCGCCAGTGACGTCGTCGTTATCCGAGATCATTTTCATCCCGCTCATCTTGCAGCTTGCCGATAGCAATCTCATCGACATTTTGGCGTGGCAATTCCACGTGGACTTTTACGACCACACAAAGCCGCTGGCATTCCGCAGGCAGCTTGTGCAGGACTCAATCCAGTGGCACATGCGCAAAGGCACTGTTGCGCTTGTGCAGGATGTGCTGGACAGATTTTGGCCGGGCGGCGCAACACTGACGGAGTGGTTTGAGTATGACGATCCGCTGCCGCCTAACTATCCAGTCGACAACGCTGACACGCTTGTTGCCGCATTTACGACTGCCAGTGTCAACGTTGGCACAGACACGTTTACAATGACGGCGCACGGTCTCGTTAACGGCAATCAAATACGCTTTGCCAACAACAGCAGCGGCACAATGCTGCCGTCCGTCAACGTGCTGCCTGCGCCACTATCGCAAGGCATCTTGTATCGCGTAATCAACGCCACGGCTAACACGTTCAAAGTGAGCAATTCGCTTGGCGGCGCGCCTGTTGACTTAACAACGGCAGGCAGTGGCACAAACTATGTTTTCAAAAAAGGCGCTGGCACTTGGCATGACCGTTATCGCTTCCGCGTTTACATCGACGAAACAATCATCCTGCCGGAAGATGAGGCGCAAGTGCTGGCGTTGATAAACGCCTACAAGCCTGTCAGCCGCTGGCTTGAGGGACTTTTCAGATCGACAGTGAGCAACTGCGCCATCGGCTGGTATGGCGCATGCCTTGAGTTTCTTTACATCTACAGCGACGCGCCAGACTTCATCACATCAGAAACGGACTAACATGAGCCTATCAAAACAAGAATTTACCGACGCCGGACGCTCCATGCTTGGCAGGGCGCAGGCAGGCGAAACACTAACGATCTCCAACATTGTTGTTGGCAGCGGCGCTGCAGGCGTGCCGTCTGACTTATGGCCGCTCATTGCACTCATTGTGCATGAGATGGACGTAAACATTTCAAGCAAACGCGACTTCGGCAACGGCACACTGCTTGTGGAAGGCAACTTCCGCAGCGACGATGCGCCGCACGCATTTGACTTGCGCGAAGTGGGCATCATGGCGCACATAGGCGCTGAGGCTGACAGGCTTTACAGCGTGGCAAATGTTTTCACGGATGTGCCTGTGCATATCGACCCCGCTGCGCCTGTTATTACTGCCTTCAAAATCAAGCTGATCGTCGACCGCATTTCGACCGACGACATCATTGTGCAGATCGGGCCCAGCGAAGCCGTAACTGGCGAAAACATAGGCGCGGACACAATAGGGCCCGGCTTCTACAAAGAGAGCATCGCCAACCTGCAGCGCTTTAAGCGCGCTGCTGCAGGCGTTGGCATGATAATCACAGAGGACGTGGACGAAGAAGTAATCACTTTTGCCACTAACCAGCTCACTGCGGACGTCGACCTTTACGTGCCGCTGTCCTATCCGTCGCCGCCGTCTGGCGCACGGCTGTTTCCAACAATACAGGACGCGCACGACTACCTGCTCACGTTCACTATTCCGGCAAACAAATTCGCGCGCATACACGTCGCCGCAGGCCACTACACGCAGACAATTCCAATCCAGTTCACGCACCCAAATGCCGCGCAAATCCAAGTGCTCGGACAGGCTGTTACGACCAAGACTGTCAGCGGCACAATCACGCGCGCAGGCGCGCTGCCAGACCTTGACATCACTGTGCCTATTCCAAGCGGCACTGCAGGCATTGCCGTCAACGATGTTGTTTACCTTTACGACGCGCCGCACGCGCAAATGGAGAGTTGCGGCTACGTGACGCAAGTGCTCAGCACGTCCGTCAAAATCCGGATGAAAGTTTTCAATGTGCTGCCGCCAGCCAGCATTGGCGCTGGCTCTGCAAAGCTGCTCGTCATCCCGTGCCAGTTTAACAGCAGCACGAGCGGCTCTGTGTTTAACTGCCCCAACGGCATCAACTTGATTAAAGGCTTCGGCTTCCGCTCCACCGTGGCGCTGCAAGGCACTGCCATCACCGTGCTCGGCGCTGGCGGCACACTGGAGCACTGCTACGCAGTAGCCTACTCGCTCGGCTTTGGTATTGGCGGCGCACAGACGTTGCTCACGCCAGTTGTGTCCGCCAACGCCTGCAACGTTGCAATGGAAGTCGGGCCCGGCGGCAACGTGTTCCTGCAGCCGCCAAATCCAGTCGGCGGCTGGGCGCGCTTCACTTGGAGCGGCAACACAACCTATGGGCTGTGGGTTGTTGGCGGCTCGTATGTAACAGGCGGCGACGGCTCCGCCACGTATGCGTGCAGCAATGCCACAGGCATCCGCTGTGACACGCGCGGCTGGACAGGCATTGCCAGCGCCACGCACAGCGGCGGCATCGTTGCCGGATGGAATGTTGTCGGCATACAAGCCGGTATGCTCGGCGTAGTAAACACAGCCATCAACGTCGAGTGTGCTATTGCGGCCAATACGTCGTGGGATTTGAAAGCAGACAACGGCGCGCAAATCAGCCTGCTTTACAACTCAGAGATTGTCGGCAATTACTCGCCTGCGCTGGACACGTTGGGCCCGAGCGGCGGCTACACGCACATCGGCGGCGTCAATCCGCCGTGATTACGGCTTGCCTTTTTTAGTTAGGCAGCGGCGGCACAAAACGCGAAACGGCTTCGTGGCCGCAATTAGCACGCGCCTGTGATTGCCGCAGGCATCGCAGTTTACTGGACTCCACTTTACCGACGGCCGCGCTTCAGGCTTGTAGCCTGTGGCCTTGTCGATCATCTGCTCGATTGGACTTGGCATGGCTGGACTTGTAACAAAAACACTGGCTTCTCAACAACTGAAATGCAGCGCACGCACAAAACAAAAACCCTGTCGACCGCTTCGTAGCTGTATGTGCAAAGCGTTATCGTGCCTTCCACTTTGTTGCCGCAACAGTAGCACTTGAACGTGATCGTCATGGCTTCACAAAGATAAGCGCATACTCGTGCCGCTTTGGCAGGATTTTGGTCGACACAATTTGCGTGGCAAAGGCGGCGCGCATCGAGTTGCCGAGATCGATAATGGCAATGTCCCACTGCTTAAAGCCAGCGTCGCGCAGCAGTTGCGCCGTGTGCATGTGGTAGCTGTAAAACTTGCCATCCTTGCGGAAGTCGTTCACGCACCAAACGGCAAACGAGCCGCTGCGCAGGCAACGGAAGTTTTCGCAGCACACAGCGCCAAGCCGCCGCAGGAACTCGTCGTAGCTGTTGCCCTTGCCAAGCTGCCCCATCTCATCGCCGTAATACTCGATGTCCCAATACGGCGGCGACGTGATCGTAAAATCGCCTGTGTTGTTTTTAACAGGCATTGCGCGCGAGTCACACTCGTGCAGCGCTATCGTGGCGGCGTTCATGTGGCTGAACATGTCGTCGGCGTTCTCCGCCAACAGCATGTCGCGCAGCTTGAAGTTTGCCTGCATAAACTCGTGCGAAATGTCGCAGCCTACATAATGCCGCCGCTCGCGGTAGCACAGCTCCATCCTGCTGTTGTGGCCTGCAAACGGGTCGACCACAGTTTGCCCCGCCTTTGTGTAAAGCCGCAGCAGCACGCGGCCAACGTTTTGAGGAAAGCGCGACAGCGCGCCGCAGCGCACGTCCATGCCGCTGTTCTTGAACAAGTGCGCGTGCGGATCGTCAGGATTGTTGGCGGCGTAGCCTGTGTCCGTGTAGCCGCGCCCGTGCTCCTCAACAAGCAAATCCATCGCCTTGTCGCTGCTGTTGTGGCGCAGGATGGACGTTGGAATTTCGCCGCCAAGCTGCTCGGCGATCTCGCGCCGTGCATCTTTGCTCTTGGCTAAGTCCTCAAGCGTTTTTGCCATTTGCCAGTGTGTTGACCGTAGCACGAGCGCTGCGGCTTTACCACGGGGCGCTGGTGCGCGGGAAACAGGCTTACAGCAGCTCGCCTGCTTTTGGCTTGCGCTCGGGCGTTGCAGTGGCTGGCTGCTGTGCCGTTTTGTATTCGTCCAGCAGTTCCATCACGAGCGACCAGTTTTCAGGCTTTGCGAACTCGGCAAAGCGCTCGTCCGGAATTTTGTCCCACGCGCCTTGCTCCTCAGGAAGCCAGCCTTGGTCGACGGCCACATGCACAAAATCCTCTGGCGTGCAGTTGCCAACGGCAAGCATTGTCTTGAGCTTCTCGCGGTCAGAAGGGGCGGCTGCTGCCGTCGGCTTCTTTGGCTGCTCCACTGGCGGCGACGTTGCCACCGTCTTTTCGCGCCGCTGCAGGCTTGCGCCTTTTTTTTCGGACGCTGGCGGCGTAGCCACTGGCGCTGGCGCTGGCGTAGGCTCGGGCGCTTTGCGTTCCACTGGCGGCTCAACAACAGTTGCCGTGGCAGTGCGCTCCGCTGGCGGCGCTTGCTCGGTTTTGTTGCCGCCGTTTGGCTGCGGCTCCTCGAACTCGGCGCGCGGAATATCCGCCGCCGTTGCTGGCAACACTTCCTCTTGGATGAACATGCCGCCAAGCATTGTTGGAAAACTGCTGCGCAGTGCATCCGCTTCGGCGCACTTCACAATCATGCCTGCCGGATCTTCTTTCCACACGCCAAAGCCTTTGTTGAAGCGCGACAGCCGCAGGCGCTTTTTCATCGGATACTTGCGGTTCTTGAAGTAGACCGTTGCCCAGCCGCCAAGCACGTTGTCGTTTTGCATGTGCCAGTCGCCGAGCAGGTCGACCACTTGGCCTTGCCGCAGCACTATTGTGCCGCTTTCCATGCCGTCGAATTCCGGATTTAGCTCCGCGCGTTTTAAGAACGCCTGATGCGCAGTGATCAAACTGAACTGCGGGCCCGTTGCCGTGTCGTAGCCGATCAAATACGCGTCGCCTTCAAACGGGTTCAGCTTCCGTGCTTGGCACATCAGCATAAACTTGAAGGCATCCTCATCGCTGCAGCTTTTGCCCGTCTTCGTTTTTACGGCCACAAGCCGCTTCACGATTGCAATGCTCAGTTGAATTTTGTCCTTTGCGCCAAACGGCGTGAACTCGATAAGGCTGCGCTCTTTAGGCGCAGGCTGGTCTGCAGGCGGCGGCGTTGCAGTTGTTGCTGGTTTGTTAGTCGTTGCCATCGTCGTCTTCCTCTGTTTTGACCTTCAGCTCATCTTTGCCGTGCTTGAGCGTTACAAGCATGTCATCGTGCCTGTAAACGATCGTGCCTTCGGCATCGACGCTGAGTTTGTCCTTGTTATCGCGCATCACTTTGATGAGCGCCGTCTTTGTTTCAACTTCCTTTTTGGTCAGCTCCATGCGCTCATCGCGCGCCACAACGTAGCGCCCAATCGCGTTATCGATTGAACGGATGCTCACACGCTCCACGCCTTTGCCTTTTAAGCCAAGCTCCTGTGTGCCAGCGCCTGCTTTTTTTGCCGGACGGCCGCGCCGCTTCAGTGTTGGCTGTGCTGCTGCTGGCGCAGTGCTGCCGCCGTTGTTGTTTCCATCCATAGTTAGTTTCACTCCTTTTTGTTTTTGATGTCGCACTTCAGCGCATCGATTTTGCTATCCACTTCGCTTTGCAGCTCCTGCAGCAAATCGAGTGTTGTTGTGTTTGCCACGCTCGTGTCGCCGAACAGTTCGTCGATGAGTTTGAGCGCTTCGTTTTTTTTCTCTACTGCTTTGCTTGCCATAGTGTGGTGCGAACAGAAGTCCCTGCCGCCGCAAATGTATAACGTGTTGCCGTCTGGCTGTTCGATTCTCATTTTAGCGTCACGCTCGGCGCTTTGTAGCCTGCCACGCCGTGCATCCACTGGCACACACGCGCCAGCTCGTTGTAAAGGTCGTTGTCGCCTTCCGTGTAATCAGGCGTCGTTTCATCTTCGTAGTAAGCCTGCTCAACTTGCGCATCAGTCATGCGCTTGGACAGCACTTCGATGCTTTGGACGATTGTAAAGTGCGCGCAATTCAGTGACTTCTGTGCCTGCCGCAACGCCGCAATCTCGGCGTCGATTTCGTTGTCGCTGCGCATTAAGCAGCCGCCTTTTCGCTGGCGAACTTTTCGTAAACCTTATCGCGCAGGCCAACGGTGAGCAGTTGCTCGATGAAGTGCTGCATGGGGATGCGCCGCTGCACTGAAATTACGCGGATGCGGTGATGCAAAACGTCGCTCACTTTCACAGTGCGGTTTTTGCCTTTGGTCGGCGTGGCCGACTCAGTTTGTTGCTTCTTCATGTTTTTGAGCATTGACACATTTCACAAAATGCTGCAAGTCTTTTTTTATACAAAGTGAAAAAGCGCAAAGGCATAAACATGACGCTCGCAGAGGCTGATGCGCATCAACGCAAACACGGCTTCAAGTCACTTATGGGCGATCTCGACAAGGCAGTGGCGCAGGCGCGCGGCATACTTGGCGACCCAACGAAAAAGGCCACAGGCAAAGGCAGGCTGCGCAACGTGCGCAAGCGTGTGATGAACAAAACGGAGCGCGAGTTCAGTTTCATCCTTGAGGCGCAAAAGCGCACAGGAGAGATCGACGAGTGGAAGTTCGAAGGCGTGCGCCTGCTGTGGGGCGGCGGCATGACTTACACGGCTGACTTTTCAGTAAGGCGCACACAGCGCGGCAGAATTAAGGTCGTGGAAGTCAAAGGCGCGCACATACGCGACCGCGACATTGTGCGCTTTAAGGGTTGCCGCCACGAGTGGGAGGAATGGTTCGATTTCGAGTTTCACCAACGCAACAAAGACGGCACATGGACACGATTACTGTAGACAGAGCACTAACAACGCCATCCAACTTGCACAGGCGCAAACTGTGCCCCGGCAGTGCGCGCATGGAAAAAGGCTGCTCGGATAACGACACAGCAGACGCGCGCCGTGGCAGACTGTTCCACCGCTACTGGACGAATCCAAACTACGAGCGCGAACTGCTTACGCCAGACGAGCGCGACTTGCTGCTGCGCAGTGACCAACTGCACGCCGATGTGCTTGGCGTGCTCAACTTTGCTGGCATGCCAACAATGCACGTTGAGGAAACAATCACAGGCTTAAACGGCAGGCTCACTGGCACGCCGGATTTGATTTACAAGTGGCCGCAACACAACGCCGCGCTCGTGGAAGATCTCAAAAGCGGCTTTGCCGTTGTGGAGCGAGCCGAACTGAATTTGCAGTTGCGTGGCTACGCCGTGCTTGCCGCCGACAATTACGAGCCACTCGACACCGTTTACGTTTCCATCCTGCAGCCGCGCCTTTGGTCGCCAAGCGAACGCACAACGTTGGCGCAATACAACATGGATGAGCTTCTCAGATCTGCGCAGGAGATTAACGGCATCATCGACCGCACGGAAGACCCGAAAGCGCCGTTGGTGGCTGGCGAAGACCAGTGCCGCTACTGCCGCGCCAAACTGATTTGTCCTGCCTTCCGCAAAGCCGTTGGCATGCCGCTGGCAAAGTTCAAAACAGAGGAAGCACTGAGCAAGGCAAAGCGCGAAGCAGAGATCGAGCGCCGCGTAAAACGCTGCAACGATGCGCAGTTGGAAAAACTGTATGAGGCAGTCAAGATTGCGCGCATTGTCGACGACCCTGTGACGGCCGAGATCCGCGCACGCATTAAAGCCGGGCGCTTCGTAAACTTTGAACTCGGCAAGGACTACGAAGTGCGCAACGTAAAAAACGTGCGCCGCGCAATCGCGCTGCTGGCGCTGTCTGGCGTGGCAACGCGCGAAGCAGTCATCGACCACTGCACGCTGCCTATCCGCTCGCTTGAGGACATGCTGCGCGCGGCGCACAAAGGCATGACGTGGCAGCAGGCGCGCGACAAAATCGACCGCGTGCTCAAGTCAGTGCTCGTGCGCGAGCCGCGCGATGCGAAGATCCTTCCTAAAAAAACAACAACAAAACGAAAATGAACGACGAGAACAACAACGACAAACCGAAGTGCCGCTCGTGCGGCGCACACATACTGTGGGCGGAAACAGTTAAAGGCAGGCGCATCCCGCTTGACGCCGAGCCAGCCGACGGCGGCAACATGGTGCTTGAGGAGCGCGGACACCACCGCGCGCCGCTGGCAGCAGTGCTTACTGCTGGCGCAGTGCCTAACGGTAAGCCGCGTTACAAATCGCACTTCGCCACGTGTCCAAACGCTCAACAACACAGGCGAACCACACATTGAGCGAGCCACGCAAAAAGCCTTTGCTGCCAAGTGACACGCAGCCGCCCACACGTGCGCTGCTGCCGCAGGATGTAACACAGGAAGAACTTTGGTGGCTATACCACAATCACTTGGCGCTGCATCAGTTCATCGAGCACGCGATTGCTGAGGCGGAAATGAATTGGCAGCGCCACCAGAACTGGGAAGGCAAAACATGAGCGCAGAAAAACACAGCAGCGCGGAGCAGCAGTTGCAGCTACAACTTGAGCACTTAAAACGCACAGTGAAAAGCCCCTACGAATTAATCGAGCACGTCATCCAGCTTTACGGCGCGGAGTTTGAAAAAGCGAACGCCTGCATTGCCGCGCAGGACGCAGCGCTGAAAGCGTCTGGCGAACTGCTGCAGGCAGAAAAGCGCACAACAGATGAGCTTTTCCGCATCAAGCAAAAGGTCGTGATTGCCAATCGCGAGTTGTTGCGAAGGAACAAAGAGCTGACGGACTTGGCTGCACTGTCGGCAACGGACATTGTTGAGCGCGTGGCGATTGATCTGCGCGTTAACTGGCAACACTTAAACGAGCAAGGCGTCCGGAGCATCGTTAGGCGCGCACTTGTGACGCAGCTCGACTTGCTGCCGAAAATTACGGACACGCTGCGTGAAGCACATGCGCGCGTGCTGAACGAGATCGGCGTCACAGGTAGCGGCGACAGCGGCTTTGCGCGCGATCTCGCGGCACTGTGCGACTTCATCGAACTCTATGACAAGGCACAGCATGAACATGAATCCGAACGCGACAGCGCAGATGGTGACGCACGCACAAGTGAAACCGCGTAAAGCTGCGCAGCCAAAGCCACCAGAGCAGCCGCCAGCTACGCAAACGCTTCGCAGTGCAGGCGACAAGCAGGAGTGGACGCCATTGGTGGGTGACGACTCCGTGATAGACATGGGGCGTTTCGGCAAGATCACACTTGGAACAAATCACACACGAAAAATCTGTGCCGCCCACAGCGCCGCACATCGCCAGCTACTCGATCAGGTGGATGACTTCAAAAAGCTCATCAGGCGCTTGCTCAACGAGCTGCCGCGCAAACGCGACTGGCTTGACCCACAGCTTGAGCAAATGCTGCGCAACGCCGCCGCGCCTGCAGCACACATGGATGCCGCCGCACTTGAGGCGCACAAGCGCAAAGCCGAGGACACGCCAGCGTGAGCGCGCCAACGCTAACACGCCGCACAGCAAAGCCTGAGGCAACGTTGGCTATTGCCACGGACAAGGAGTTAATCGACTTCGTCGACAGGCACGGCGTGCAGGCGCACGCAGCACGTGTAGGCGACAAAATCATTGGCTGGTTTTGCTGGCTACCACATCCGCACCCGTTTGTGCGCGTTATGGGCACGGACTGGCGCACGGCTATTGGCAACCTTAAACGCCACGCTGAAGCGTGAAGCAATGGCTCGAAACGCGCACGCTGGAGTATCCAGCAGGCACTGTGTCCGGACGCTTTGGCGCAAGCGTGATGTTTGTGGCTTACAGCCGCTGGCAGCGCCAGTGGTTTTGGGTTTACCCGGGCGGCGAAGAACGCATTGCCGAGCCGCCGCACATATTTGTTGACGAAGAATGGGCGCGCGAGCACACGCTGCCAGCGCCGCGCGCCACGCTTGAAAAGGCTGTGAATATCCGACGCAAAAAAGGCGCTGCGCAGATGCTTCTCGGCTTGTGAACCAAGTGTGAATATCTTTTTTTGTAAAAAGCGCTTGCGCAAGATGCGCCGCGCGCTGCATGCTGAAAGCTCATGTTGGGGCTGGCGCAATCTTCTACTGTGCGGTCGGGCGCGGGCATGCGCTTTCAGTGCATGCTCGACCTCAACCGCTTGGCCGCACAGTTGAGGCTTGCGCTATAAGCAGCCACAGTTGCCGCCCGTGTCTGAACTATCCGACAAACTGGCAGCATCACGACAACGATTAGCAGAGCGCAAAGCAGCGGCGGCAGGCAACAACACACAGCCTTCGGGCGGCGGCGATAGTCTGGCACAGGAAGCAGCAGCGTCGTCGTCGCCTTCCACGCTGACACTTAGCGGCGCAAAGCTGCGCAAGCGCAAGGCAGCAGGCGCGTCACCAACAGCGCAAGCCGTGGACATCCACCGCATGCCGCCGCACAGCGTGGAAATGGAACTCGGCGTGCTCAGCTCCATCATGCAGGACTCGCAATGGGGCAGCAAAGGCTTCGCTGTGCTGGCGGAAGTGGCGGCGAAAATCACGCCCGATTACTTCTACGTGCCAGCGAACAAAACGATCTACGAATCTTATCTGCGGCTGTGGCGCGCAGGCGTTGCCATTGATTTAATTTCGTTCACGGAGTGGATGCGCGAACACAGGCTGCTGGATAACGTTGGCGGCGCGCAATACGTGACGCAGCTCATCAACTTTGTGCCGACGGCCGCAAACGTTGTTTACTACACGGAGCGGCTGACGGACTTGATGCGCAAGCGCGAAGCCATTGCCTACGGCACACGGCTTGTGCGCAGCGCTTACGCCTCAGCCGATGAGGACGAGTTCCTGCAGCAAGTGCAGCGCATCCAAAGCGGCTTGTCGTCACTCGTAAGCACAAACGGCAAATTTCCGGCAATGGTCGACGTTGGTGTGCAGTGCGCCACGGACACGCCAGTTGCGCTGCCGCCGCTTGTTATCCATTACCTGCTGCACCGCGCGAGCAAGATGTTGTTAGGCGGCAACAGCAAAGGCAGGAAAACGTGGGCGCTGATGGACTTGGCGCACAGCGTGGCAATAGGTGGCGATTGGTGGGGCTTCCACACACGGCAAGGCTGCGTGTGTTATGTGAATTTGGAACTGCAGCCAGCTTTTTTTGAGCAGCGCATGCGCAAAATCATCGAGACGAAAAACGCTGTGCCGGAGCGCGGTTCGCTGTTCGCTTGGCACTTGCGCGGCTACGCCAAGCCAATGAGTGAACTGGTGGGCGATCTGCTTGTTTTCCTGCAGCAACATCGCTTCACGTTGATCATCATCGATCCGATTTACAAAACGCTGCCAGCCACGCACGGCGCGGAAAACGACAGTGCGATCATCACGCAGTTGCTCAACGATGTGGAAGCCATTGCCGTCGAGACCGATGCCGCCGTGCTGTTCAGTTCGCACTTTAGCAAAGGCGACCAAAGCGAAAAGGAATCGATTGATCGCGTAAGCGGCAGCGGCGCGTGGGCGCGTGATCCGGACAGCGTGTTAACAATGACGCCGCACGGCGAGCCTGACTGTTTTACCGTTACGCCAACGCTGCGCAATCTTGCGCCGATAAAGGAGTTTGTCGTCAAGTGGGAATATCCGATGTTTGTGCGCAACGATGAAGCTGATCCGGAAAATCTGAAGCGACCAAAAGGCAAAGGCAGGCCAGTCGAAAACACAGCCGCCGAAGTGCTGGCGGCGATGAAAGACACGCCGTGGCGCACGGCGGAATTGCAAAAGCATTGCGCCAAAGAAGAAGGCATCGCGCCGCGCGTGTTTTATCGGCTGTGGGCTGAACTAAAAAAGGCTGGCAAAATTGTGGAAACTGCCGATGGAACGTGGCGGAAAACAACCGAAGAAGAGGAGCCATTTTGAGCAACTGCCACAAACTGCCAAAAGCCGCTGCCAAATCATTTGAGGCAGTGGCTGCTTGCGCGCCAAAAAAACCACTGCCTGAATCTCTTCTTCGAAGAGATTGTCAAAGGCAGGCAGAAAAGCGCCTGAACCTTTGGCACAATACTCGGCGCGCTGCCGGAAAGGAAACCGACCGCTATCGCGGCCACCTTTCCGACATCGCTTTTGCGCCATGCAACTGAGCCAATTACAGCAGCAACTCGGCGGCGCGCTTTTTGAGCACTTCCGCCGCCCCGTGTGCGGCATTTACTTTTTGTTCGATGCGACCGACTGCCTTTTGTATGTGGGCAAATCGCGGCACGTGCCGCACCGCATTGGCGAGCACAGGCGCGGCGGCGTGCAGTTTGCGCGCGTGTTTTTTATGCACTGCACGGCAGCGGATGTGGACGAAAAAGAGCGGCACTTCATCCAGTTGCTGCAGCCGCCGTTGAACAAAACACTCAAAGGCAAATTGCGCGCCACGGTGCGCCGTGCGCCGCGCCGCAAACAACAGCCAACGACGCTGGCGGCGTTCGCCTGTTCCATAGGCAGGGAAGATGACAGCGCCTTTTTATGACACCCGACGAAGCGCACTTGCTGGCAACAGCCGAGCTGCAGAAGATCCGCTGCAGCGTAATCGAGATCGAGCGCATCCTGCGCGTGCTGCACTTGCAACGGCATCCAATGCCGCCGCTGCCGCCACTGGACACAACGCCGACAGAGCCGCTGTCACCGGAAATGCGCGCGGCAATAGACGAGACGCCATGAAATCACTCGACGCCGACGACGCCTTTGCAGGCTACATGCACAAAGTGAATCCGGACGTGGCGCTGCACTCGGTGCAGTATCGCGAAAGCCGCCGCTGCTTCATGGCAGGCATGTGGCAAACGCTGCAGCACATGCTGTGGGTGTCGACGGAGTGGCCTGAGGCTGACGCGATGAAAGAGATCGCGCAGCTTGAGGATCAACTGGCGCAGTTCAAAGAGCGCGTGAAGCAGGACAAGGACTGAAGGCGCGTAAGTAAACACCTCGACCCGAGTTACGCGGGTTTCGCACCAGCAAATCGCCTGCGTTTTTGGCAGGCAACTGCGCAACTAAATGGCACGCCAGAATGCCCCTTAATGGCGTGAAAAGGCGCGACACGGCGTTTGATTGCCGCCGCCTGTGTGTTGGCTGCTGAATGTTACGGTGTGCCGACAATCCCGCCTGCGCGGTAGGCGGCGTTGTCTGCGCGCCGTGCCCGTGTTGTGCGCTGCGCTCGTTTGGCTCGCCGCTCTTTGGCCTGCTTGCCTGCCTGCGTGCCTGTTTTGTCCGCCGCTTCGCGCTGCCGTTTTGCTGCTGGTCTGCTCATGACTTTGTAAACGGATGGCGGCGTCCGTGTGGCTTTGATAAAAAAAAA